AGGATAGGGAAACGCTCAGTATTGATAGCTGCAGCGTTTGGATATGTAGGAACAATCAAGTCACGGTTACCCCAACCATCCTTAAAGAAGGAAGGTAGTTCGTCGTTTGGTTTACCGTATGGAGCAAGACCCATGAGTTTACCTGCTTCAATAGCAGGGAATCCACAGTATTGAGTTACTGCTTCATACATCTTAGTATGACCAGGATACTCAGTCACATAGTGATTAGGTTCTGGTTCATGGAATCCAATAGCAGCTTTGGTTCCGATGTGCTTCCAGACTGTATCAAAGTCATCAGGATATGATGCTTGGAAAATAGTCTCAAACTCATACAGAGTATCAGGAACTGCTTCCATCCTGAGGAAACTACCAGCACCATCAGCAATAACACATGCAGCAGTTTCAAAACCAGAGTTATAGAAACCACATGCAGCGTGCATTTCATGGTGTGTAGTATCAATATAGTGCGTCTTGAATTCAAAACGCTTACGAGCGATCTTACGAACTAGACCCTCATACATGTCCTCGCCTGTCCAATCGAGTTGAGGACCGTCACGGTGGGTGTGACACACAACTAGGTGATCAATGTGATCAACATACTCAAATGCTTTGAGCATACCCATCAATGGAGCACCATCATATTTGAAGCGAGATAGGCGTTCTTCTTCTAAGTAAAAAACAATCTCACCATCAACCATGAGTGTCGTGCTGCCATTGTGACCACGAGCAACTGCAAGAATAATCATTTTTTAATACCTCACTTCTTAGATGATTTAAAACCAGTAACACTCTTCAGTGGATCTGGTGTAACTCCTGCCTCACTCATTAGTGCAGGAATTAGGTTTGGGTTGTTGGATTTCTTTCCATTACCACTAAAGGTTGGAGTAGGCATACTCTTCTGCATCTCCGCCATTTGTTCTGGAGATGGTCCAAGAGGTTGCATCATTTCCTGTGGTAGTTTTACCTCAAAGGTAGGTTTCTTGTAATACTTATTCATGTATACATCAACCTCTTTGAGAATAGCATTCTCAACTTTGTCATTCATCGCCATGATACGATCATTGTTGCGACTCGTATACTCATCAATAGAAATACGAATCGGATCATAAACACGGAGATCACCACCCATATCCATGACAGAGAATTTCTCATAGTCAGGATAACTGATGTTTTCACCAAAGGTGGATCCGACAACAACGACAGAAGGTGTGTCGAATGCATATGCAATGTGTTGTCCGACACTATCACATCCGAGGAACAAGTCTGCTGCTTTGATAGCACCAGCAAGATTTCTCAGAGGCATCTGCTTAGGATGCGAGACAGTTTCAGTAAAACCTTCCTTCTCAAAATCAATCTCAATCTCAGAGATCAAAACAACAGAATACTTTTTCTGAAGTTTTTTGATGATGTTGATAGTGTTACTGTACTCAAAACTCCTACCAGAATTATCAGCGATAATATTACCAGCAGTGTTAACACCACGACCAAAAGGTTGGAAGACAACAGTCTTTTTCTTATTGGTGCGCTGACGAACTTCTTCTACAATAAACAGTCCAGCAATCTCTTCTTCACGAGAGAGTTTGATCTTAGGACGCTGTAGTTCTCTAATTCCTTTTCCATTAATGCAAATATCAAATGCCTGAGACAGGTTGCATTTCTGGTTGTAGTATTCCCAAACTCTGTATGGTTCGGGAGTCTGAATATCTGTGTGTTTAATTTTGTCTTGGAACAATCCTTTGTGCCAATGGTCAAACACTTTGTCGTAGAGTGTAGGATGACCTTTGAAAAAATCCGTTCCACCTTCACAGACAATTACAAAATCTTCGTCTGGGTGTTCTTCTTGGTATTTTTCAAGTGCAGGGATGGAGCAAATTACACGTCCTGCTCCACCATTTATGAAAAATGATTTGGGTCTCATAATAGTGTCAGTATCAAACAGAATAATATAGAATTCTTTGAATTCGTAAGTATTTATGCAATAAAAAAGAGGCGGTTTCCCGCCCCTCATATTAACACATTATTGTGTATCTATCAACTTATTCTTCGGTAGCTTCTGCTTTATCTACTGATGCCTTAGGAAGACCTGTAGAAGAAGCGACTAGTTCATCATAGTCGGTAACTCTATAGTCATAACCATCAATCCAGTCAGTTCTAGGATCATCTGGGAATGGAATCATGTGAGGACCCCAACCATCTTCTGGAGAGAACTTGGTGTATAGACCTTCAAGTTCAGCGATGAATGCTTGAAGTTTTGCTCTCATCTCATCAGTCAAGTTTCCGTTGCCACCGTTCTCAGTTGCTTCTGCGTCAAGATTTGCTTGAGCATCTGCAAGAAGACCGTCACGCGCTGCTTTGTGCTGCTCCATAGTGATCCAAGGCTTGAACCATGGAAGTGGAGTCACAAACTTTTCAGTTGCTGGGTCGTACTCGATCTCATCAGCGGCATAGGTGTGATCAGGAGACTGTGGATTAGGACGCTCGTAGTATACAGTGTCATCTCCAGCGAGTTTATACTCTTTCTGAGGATAACCACCTGCTTTTCCAGTGTCCTTACCAAACAGGATTGATCCGATTACTGCTTCTGCGTCATCCGCAGTTTGCATGTCAATCAGAACTGCTCTCTGGTCTTGACCAGCGCGAACATTTGCCTGCTCAGTTTCTTCCGCAGTTGGTGTGCGGGTGAAAGGAATGCATGACTGAGATGGGTTCCATCTGTTAGTCTCGCGGCTAACAAAAACAAAGAGGAATCTAGGACCTTCGTAGGTCCAATCCGCTGTCAACCCGAGATTATCAGTCTGCGCCAGATACTCATCTGGGAGTTTGTATGTAAATGCTTTTGTGAATGCCATATCTAATAAGGAAAGTGACTTTGACCTATGCTGAATGTATTTATATGATTACAAGTTCTCGTCGTACTTGTAACTGATGCGAACCATACCTGGGTTACCGTTCTGACCATGGCAGCAACCGCCACAAGTCCAACCAGAAGCACCACCGACGCCAGGTACATAGTTAGTTTCACTATGTCCACCGCCCCAGTTTAGCTGGTCTACCGCCCAATGCATTAGGCAATAACCACAACCACTGTTTTCGCATTGGTTACCAGGCAACCAACCGCCTTTACCGTTGACTAGACCGCCTGGGTAAGCAATCATCTGCTTGTTCCAGCAGTGATTGTTATAACACCACATGTATGTGTATCCAGGGACTCCTCTAGAACCGCCGTCTGCTCCATAGTAGCAAGCACAGCATCCATAAGGGCAGTTAGATAGACTGATGTAATTAGAGGTGCAGCAGCAGAGGAAGCAGCAAGAGCATCCTGCTGGACCACCATCTGCACAGAAGTTTGACAAACCAGGACCAGAGATCGATGTATAGTTTCCAGGATCTCCACACTGCCATCCCATTCTACCACATCCAGGTTCTCCAACCTCGATTTGGTAAGCGCAACCAGCATACTGACTACCGACTAGACGCTTGTATGCATATGCACCAGATCCAGCGGGAACGCCTCGTGAACAGCAGCAGGAAGAACCGCCGCCGCCACCGCCGCCCCAGAGTTCAAAGATGATGTCACAGACACCATTAGGAACGCACCAGTTAGGGTACTGCATGTAGTAGTAATTTGTACTATACTCCGAACATGTAGCACCACAATATGCAGTGATATATTGGACGCAGTATCCTTCGGATGGAAGTCTTGCGATCTTCGTTGTATCGTCAGGTGCCGCTGATGCTTTCAGGGTTTCCTCTGATACAATACCGAGTAAGTCTCTAAGGTTTGACATTGTGCTTTACTATCCTCCAGTATTTATCAGTTGTAGAAGAAACAGGAACATGCTTGGTTGCCGTCAGATCTACGGTCAGAACCGTGAATCCAGCAAGAGCAATATGTGATTTTGATCATTCCAGATGCACCACCTCTACCGTAGCAGCAACCGCCACCACAAGAAGTTGCAGAAGGACCACCCTTACCAGGGATACCTGATCTACCACCACAGTTGACATTGAATGCGTATGGTGTAGTACCACGGCACATCATGTATTCATGGTGACATGCTTCACCAGAATAGTTAACAGTCTGATAAGTTGGACCGTTAGCAACTAGACCGTAAGGAATTGCGAATCCTGCCTTTGCCCAGCAGTTACTAGAGGAGTTGGAGGTTCTAAACCAGCTAGGTTTGCCGCCTGCCATAAAGTCTCCACCGTATGCACAAGCACAGCAGTTATGTAGACTCCATCCACCACAACCATCAAAGGAAACTTTATCCTTACATCTAAACTCATTGCTCCAGAATGCATAGCAGCAAGTCTTACCAGGAAGACCACCGTCTGCACAAAGGTTACTTAAGTTACAACCTTGGACCCATGTCTTACAACCTGTGATACCACAGCAGCAGCGTGAGCAGCATGTAGGAGGCGCTGCACAGAGTGAATAACACCAACCACCTTGTACTAGTGGATACTCTAGAGTCTTTCTTACATAAGATCCAGCACCACCAGGGAAACCTTGCTGACAGCAGCAACCGCCACCACCAGATCCGCCACCACCCCATAACTCGAAAGTTACTTGGGTAGTACCACAAGGAACGCACCAGTGCTGCAAGCAGTAGTTCCAATAGCTGTTATCACAGTTACCTTCACCACAATAACCACGGAAAAGGAATACTCTTCCTTCGTTATTCATGTCGAGAGCACCGACTTCACCAATGGTGTTGTCCAATGTACTTGCGTACTCTCGACCAATTAAACTTCTAAGATTTGCCATTACTCCCCGTGATTAAGATTTGCAGAAAAGTGTGACTCTAATGAGTCCGTGAGCACCCTCAGAAGAACAGCAGCAACCGCCACCGTATACCTGAGCAGAAACACCACCAGAACCAGGAGGACCGTTTCTATGGCAGGAACTGGAGAAACCACCATTATTACCAGTCAACCATAATGTAGCTCTTCTACCACAGGAGTGCATCTCTGGACGACGAAGGACATGGTGAATACCATATCTAGCACCGAACATAGGAGCAACTGGGTGGTAGTCTTTCTTATGACACCAGTTACCACAACCTGGGTTACAATCATAATGAATATAGGAATCTAGGTTACCCCAGAAGAACTTACCTTTAGCTTCACACCCTCTATAGACTTCACCATTATTAGCAGGATAGTGATCAGTCTGCCATCTGTTACATGCAGGACCGATTTCGTTCTTCCTTGTTCTACAAGAGAAGTAAGAATTAACCCAGTGACAGCAGTTAAATCCGTGACATCCACCACAAGCACAGAAGTCAGATAATCCAGGACCCTGGACATAGGACTTACAACCGTCGAAACCACCTCTAGATGGGTGACGACATGTACCAGATGCTACGCAAATATCGTAGCAGCAACCATCCAATTGAGACACGCCCATATCTTCAGCACACAGTGTGCAAGACATATACTGTCCCGAGTGTCCAGACCATGCGATAGAGCAGCAGCATGTACCTGAGCCGCCACCGCCGCCACCCCAAAGTTCCCATTTGATGCGACAAATGCATTCATTTGGGACGCACCACCTGTAACGGTTGTAGTCATAGTCATGACTGCTACCGTAGGACCAACAGTGGTTTCCTCTGAATAGATACTGATGTGCTCCTGGACCCAAATACGTCTGGACGGGTAAGTTATCCAGTGATGGCACATCTAGAAGATCTCTTAAACTTGACATTCTAGTGTTCCCTCTGTTAGTTTATCAGTTAGATAGAATCGACCAACCAAAAGCAGAACCTGTGTAGATTAGCTCTAGTGATGCATTCTTGATATCAAAGTCAAGGTCCTCTGCTAAGTTAGCGATCTTATGACCGTTGCGTAAGACATTTACTTTATTATTTCCGCAGTTTCCAGCAGCGTCAATTAGATTGATTCTGTCACCTACTCTTGGGTTAGCTGGCAAAGTCAAATCAAAAACTGCTGAAGTTGTGTCAAGTAGCAGGATCTGTCCTGCTAAGACATTATGATTAGAGGTCACTGCGAGAGTCTCTCTAGTATCAGATGGTGGTGTTAATACTCGTCCCATGGGTCTTTATACTCCTATGTGTTTATTTATTGAAAAAATTAAGCGGTTTCTTCAACACCGTAAACGGAGATACTGACGCCAGTTGTATCAGCAAATGCTACAACTTTTTTGGTTGCATCAAGTGCAATACCAGTTCTCTCCAAAACGCCGTAACCACCAATCTCAGCGTTGTACTCAATGTACTCGCCAGGTACGGGTGTGTCGGTTGCAGCTAAAGCAATACGAACGCTAACAGGTGTAGCATTTGTGTTGACCATATTAAGGTTGAGGTACGAAACTGTAGAACCAGGAACGGTATATACAGTTGTTAATGTTGCCGCAGCTAGGGAAGATTGAGTCCCCAGAATTCCAGAAGCCATTGTTTTCTCCTTGTGGTGTGTCTAAAAGAAAGTAAGTTCGATAATATTTATAAAATGGGGATCAAATCGATCCTGCCCAGAACACATATCCCTTGGTGGTTCTCGTGCTATCAACATATGTCTTAACAGCACGCTGAGTTGGGACCTTTTGGTTGCTGTTAGCGGAGAGAGTAACATCAGAAGAGAATTCTGTGATACTTTCACCAAGTTGAGCACCAATGGAACCCAGTCTCAAGGACGATAGACCAGATAGGTCGAAGGAAGAAGCGTTCAGGGTTGTGCTACCAGTTGCCTGGTTAACTCTGAAGTAACGACCAACAGTGAAGTTGCCGTCTTGGTCAGTAGAAACAAAGAATACGCGACCTGGGAAGTCTTCAGTAACTTCGTTACCTGGAGCAGGTGGTACGAGTGGTTCACCTGGCCAGTTAACTTGTGTCTTGGTTCCACTACCGATGTTCAGGAAGTCATGACCAGTTAGACGCACCTGAGAGTAGGAATATCTAATCTTATATCCCTGACCATCATATGTTCTGGTTGGTTTTTCAGCAGCAAGAACAACTAGAACAGTACCAGTGGTATCTGTCTGAGCATTGCTGACCTGCATGAATTCGTTATCAATCTTGATAAAGTCATTGAGGTTGAAACCAGAAGCATCAGTAACTCTGATGTCTTGCTGACTGCTATCAAGATCTCTACGAGTATCTGTTTGACCAACGACTTTAATTTCAATAGAACGAACTGTTAAACCAGAGTTGTGAGCGATAGCATTTGTTCCTTCAACTCCACGGACAACTTCCATAGAAGTTGCAGTTGGGAAGGAGGTAATGCTCATCATCTCATCTTCTACAACTAGGAATGCACCAATAGAGAATCCACTAATCGAAGAAACAAAGATTGTAGTTTCAGTTGGGTTGTTAATTGCAGCACTCAATGTAGTTGGATCACCATACTGATATCTGGTGATGCTCTCCAAACCATCATGAGTTGCAGCTGCAGAACCAAGTAGTCCTCTAGCAACCGTTAGAGTACCATACCCTAGAGGTGCATTGTAAGAGGAGTTAGAAACAACAAAGGTGAATGGTTCTTCACCAAGTCCACCAGGACCAGTGATGAATTCAATAGAACCACCTGGCTTTGGTGCCTCAGTTAGACCAGTTAGAACAAGAACGAATCCGTTTTGTCCGCCAACTGCATCTGCATTACTGTCTAAGTTTGCTGAAACATTAGTTGTTTGACCACTAATAACTTCACCCTGTACGAAAGTTCCCTTAAGTGGTCTGTAAAGGATCTTGTAAACACCTGCCTGAACAGAAACAATCTCACCAATTGCTCCAGAAGTTAGACCGACGATTCTCTCATCATTCGACCAAATAGTATCACCGCCAGGACCAGCAGTAATGGTTGCTACATCATACTGTAGTTGTAGACCATCGATCTGTCCTTGAAGTGTTGCTTCGTTCTGGTTGAAACCAGAAGAAACGATAGCATATACACCCCAAGAAGAGTTACCTGCAAGAGATCTAATTCTACCGCCTCTAGTAGCAGTGTAAGAGATGTGTGCGTAGTAGGTAAAGCAAGAAACGATTTCAGATGCACCGTTATTTGTTACCCAGAAACCAACACCACCTTCCTCATAGATTTGAGTCCATGAGTCAAACACAATTGACTTGTTAGAAGGAGTTGCAGTGCCGTCCCACTTAGCGTGAACATCACCATCGATAATTGCACCAGTTGCAGTACCACCGAAGGAGGAACACTGAGAAACATAAGGAGACTTGGTAATTGGTGAATTAGGATCAAGTCTTACATAAACACCCTTAACAGTTGCGGTGTTCATGTCCTTAGGATCAGAAGTGGAAGGAACGAAACCGCTCATTCCATCCATAACAAGATCCTTCAACATTGTCTTGTTACCGAGCAAGAACATTGTTGCGTGCTCGTTATTAACAATTGAAACACCATTGATAGCAATGTCAGTTGCACCAGCTTCATAGGTGTCAGAAGTTGTCCAGAGACTGCTGTTAGCAGTTCTAGTTACGCCACTGAGGTTACCAGCAGTAAGACCATCAGTAACTACTTGGATCAATGCAGCGATTGCTGCTTCGATTGCAGCACAACCATTAGGATCGCTAGTAATTGTGTTATCAATTACCTGTGTAATACCATGGGATCCAGTTACAGTGACAGGAACATTGTTGATGATGTCATATGCGATCTGGTTCATGTAACCGAGAATCGAAATGACCTCAGCTTCACCACCATTCCAGTAGTTGTTAGTTAGTTGAGTATCAACTCTGTCATAGATTATATCGTTACCACCATAACCAAGGTTACTATAAATGTCCTGAATGATTAGAGTTAGGTCATTTTCAAACTGAGTTTGATCAGATCCAGGTGGATATGAAAGTGAAACACCACCAGCAGCTGCCTTAGCAAGTGTTTCCTTTACAAGGAAAGATGTATTTGCTTTGAGTAGGTTGTATGCGTCACCATTTCTGTGACCAACAAATCCTTGAATCTTAAGAACGATAGTAGAACCACCATCCTTAACATCAATAACTTCACCAGTTTTTGAACCGTCACCAGAGTTTACGGTAGAACCAAGAACTTTATACTGAGCATCAGGAACCTGTGCAAGATCTAGTTCAATCGTTGTAGAAGGTTCACCCTGTCTAGGTGTAATGCGAGTGGTTCTGAGGTTATCACCAACAATGGATACTTCCTCAGGAACACGCATTGGAAGAATTTCATTGTAAGTACCTGCCTTAACATAGATTGTTGCAGGACCACTTACGCTGTCAACAGCGTGACGAAGAGTTCCGAATGCTTCTGTGATGTTCTCACCAGTATTGCTATCGCTACCCTCTTGAGTAACATAATAAACTTTTTGAGTTACCTGATTCTTTTTCCATGCAGGAAATCCAGTATCAGCGTCAACTGTTAGAACTGTACCGTCGTTACCGATAGGTAGTCTTGCAGGACCAGCACCAGATTGATATAGGATATCACCAGCAGTGGTTAGAACATTCGCCTGAGCACCTTGTGCTAGGGAATTCCAATATTGACCAGTGGTGTCAGTTTCTGGTGTATTACCTTGAGATTGAGCAACACAAATATAGGAGTTGCTGTTTCTAGAAACTGCGTCACCTGGGAAGTAAACTGTGCTTGTATCCCAAGTTCCTCTCCATGTGAAACCACCGACGATGAAGTCCCAATCAGTCTGACCAGGAGCAGCAGGAGAAGAGTTTACATTAGTAGTTTTTGCAACATACGAGTTACCACCTAGAAGGACAACATCACCAGGCTTGTATGTTGTAGTTGCATCCCAGTTACCAACAACCTTGAAACCAGTTGTTAGGATTTCCCAAGTGGTGCCAAGACCATTGTTGGGTTGAATACCTGTGGATGTCGATAGTGCGATGTATGAGTAACCACCGTAAGTTACAATATCACCTTTTTGATATTCAGTGCTTGCGTCCCAAGTATCTTCAAACTTTAGACCATCAAGATAATCAGCAAACTTTGCAGGATCAAAGTTAGCTCCAGCGGTGTGAGGAACAGTACATCTATAGAGAACATTACCATACTTGGCAATATCGTTCAATCTATAGAAAGTGGCTGTTGCCCAGTCACCAGTATTGTAGATACCCTCTGTGTGCAACGACCAGTTGCCTACATCAGTGGAGTACCATTGTGCCGCCGTTGAGACCGAAGTATGGTTCGCGGTTGCAACATAAGTGTTAGCACCAAATTTAACAATGTCGTCGATGACATAGGCAGTATCAGCCGCCCAATCACCGCGCCAGTTAAATTTTAGTCTTCCAAGTCTAAAATCTGCCATTTGTGTTTTCCTTTACTTAGGTCCTTCGGTGGTATAATCGTATGCTTCGTTAAAGCGGATAACAAAATATCCATCATCATCGATGTAGTAGGTAATTTTCCTACTATCAAATCTATACTGTTGATATTTATCCTGTGGATCATTGACATATGATTTGTCTTCCGTAGTTTCTTCTACGTAATCATACAATCCAGTCGCAATATCTAGGTAAGGAGTTCCATCAAGTCTGTGGAAATCAATAACCTCATCATCAATACTTCTGATTTTGGTGTAGCGAAGCATACCATCTTCATCTCTGCGAAGAGCGTGAATAGTAAAGTCATTACCCAAATCATAGCTATTACCAGAGAAACCTCCACCACCGCCAGTGCCTCCACTGCCGCCGCCAGAAGTTCTGTAACTATCGCTGATATACATCGTCATGATACGATTACCCTCCAGTAACTGCCTTCCCATATTAACTGAACACTTGCGCCTTTCAGATCAAAAACTAGAGGAGAATCAACTACTCCAAAAGTATTTTGAAACTGTCTGCCGATAGGGTCCACAATAGTAATATTATTTATATCCCATGTGAACTTTACGTCGATAAACTCTATAACATCACCTGCTTTTGGGACAAGTTGATTATTATAGAGAGGGAGCGTAAGTGTTAGGGGACCGCTTGAGGAGTCTACAAGATATCTGAGTGAGGTTCCGAGAACTTGACTAGAATTAATTAATTCCCATCTAGCTCTAAAAACATCAAAACCGCCAGTCGTACTACCGTCATGAATGACGGCCATATTCTTATCGGTATCAATTGTAAGCTCACCTTCAGCACCAGTAAACAGTGCGTGTTCGGCTGTAGTACCCCTTCTAAATTGAACCTGAGTTGTCATCAGTGTTTTTTAGATATCATTTGTATTTATAGGATTAGATAATCCATCCATAAGATCTTGGAGGTGTTACCTGGACAAACTTAATTCTCGATTCACCAAATACAATTGCGTCGGTGCTACCTGTGTAGAATTGGAATGGAGCAACATACTTAGTAGAAATATCGACTTCGATATTTGTATGACCGAAGTATCTGATAATTCTCTTGTATGTCGTGAGAACATTAACATCAATGTTCCCATCAGTAGTGAAGTAATTTCTGGTGAGTACAGGAACAACATCTTTGTTGAGTACCCTCGCAGTTCCGAATGTAGATACGACACGAGTAAAGCTGTGTTGAGTATCTCCAACAATCGTAACTTGACCAGTAGTGATCCATGCACCTCTGCTGAATCTTTCAACTGCGGAACCAGAGATCTCAAGATTGATATCAGATGTAACAGTTCTCGTGAATCTCTGGCGAGCAGCACCAACAAAGTCGTAGATTGCTCTCGCAGAAACAGCGATTGTTCTAGACTCAGTTGCACTGTCGAATCCGAATAGATTTCCAGATCCAATGAATCTTCTAGTAGCGACAACCTTAGCATCGCCACTGAATGCAATGTCACCTTCAACAGTGATTCTATTTGTTGTAGACTCAGCAGCACCATTAACTGCAAACAGATTACCAAATCCAGTGTAATCAATTGCTCTTGCAATGTCAGCGATACCAGAAATATCAAGTGCGCCTGTCGTGCTGTGTGCAAATGTACGACGCTCGATGCTGGTAACGAAGTTGAATAGAATACCACCGCCCGTCTCGACTGCGGATGTTCTTTCTGTAGCAAGACCGTTGAATTTGAATAGTCCTTCTGCTGGTGGTAGGACAACAGTAGATTCTGCAGCACCGTTGACTGCGAATAGAGAACCATCTCCAATGTAAGATCTTGTAGATCTGATAAATCCAACACCAGTGAAATCGAAGAGTGCTTCTTTCTCGTCTGGGTTGAATGTGACAGATTCTGCTGCACCACCAAGACCAAATAGTTGACCGTCGCCAATGTAAATCTTGGTAAGAGAATTTGTAGATACACCAGATGTGAATACTGTACCAGTACCAATATTGTTTGGTGTAAATCTCTCGAATACATCTCCAGTGAGGTCGAGAAGTGCTCCTTCTTCTGGTGGATTGAAGGTAACTTTCTCTGCGATTCTCTGACCAGAGAAGGAGAACAGTAGTTGTTTTTCTTCTGGATTGAATGTGACAGATTCTGCTGCACCAGAGAATTTCTTGAGTGAACCAGTACCAATGTAGATCTTGGTGAGACTTGTTTCTGTAGAAACAAATAGATTGACAGCACCAGAACCAATCCAGTTTGGAATGTACTTGATGCTTGCTTCGCCGCGTACAATAGAATCTGCAAATACAGTTTCTGCGAATGTTGCTTTGAGTACAGCTGCTTCTGGACGGAATACAATATCTGACTGGAACTCTGGTAGTTTGAGAGTAATACTCTCAGCAGCACCACCAAAGTGACCAATAAAGACATCAGCTTCGTATGCACGAGCTCTGGTTGTTCCGCCAACACCTGTGATATCGACGAATACTGTTGGTTGCTCTGCAAATGTGAGGATTGGTTCTGATACTTCTCCAGAGAACAGGATGGTTCCACCCTGACTGACTTCTCTGTAACCAGCACGAAGACCTGCTTTGTCTGGACGGAATGCAATGTCTACCTGGAATGCAGGTAGTTTTCTGGTAATTGCTTCGTTGGTAAATCCAACTGTGAAGATAGAACCTTCGACAGAGTAAGCACGAGCTCTTGGAGTTTCTGCAACTCCAAATACTTCGACTTGTACTTCTGGTTGCTCTGCAAATGTAAGTAGTTCTGGTGCAGTTGTTCCAGAAACAAATAGATTTCCGAACCCAATATTGCCGCCAAATGTGCGTCTTTGAGCAACAGCACCCTTGAGTTCCAGATCTGCCTGGAATGCAGGGATTCTGATTGTGATTGCTTCCGCACTTTGACCGATACTGAATAGAGTACCTTCGCCAAGGTGAACATCGACGATTCTGTAAGATGCTGCTCCAAATACAGATACTGTACCAAATGGTTGCTCTGCAAATGTGAGGATTTCTGGTGCAGTTGTTCCAGATAGTTTGATGTTTGCAGTGAAGGATTCTGCACGAGCAACTCGTACATCTGCTGCACCAACTGGAGAGAATAGTGCAGTCTTCTCTTCTGGATTTGCAGTGAAGGACTCTGCTGCTCCACTGAGTGCGAAGATGCGACCTTCGCCAAAGTGAGACAGAGTAATAATTGGTACAACAGATTCGTTGAATACACGAAGATCTGCTTGACCGACATAGTTGTCTGTCTGTTTCTCGACTGCGATACCAGATAGTTTGGTGTGTGCAGTGAAGGATTCGACAATTGTGGATCTGATTCCAGCGGTTCCCTTGAGTTCCAGATCTGCCTGGAACGCTGGAATATCGATTGTAATTGCTTCGGAACTTGCTCCGATAGAGAATAGTAGACCAGAACCATTCCAATTTGGTGCAAATCTGAATTTCGCTCCACCTCTGATTTCGACATCGACTTGTCTGAGAGTGTCGGTTGCTGCTCTCTCGTCTGCTGTACCAAAAACCCTGAGATCGACATGACCAGTGTATCCGAGAGCAAATGCCTCGTCTGCTGTGCCAGTAAACTTGTAAGTGAATGTCTCTGCTGGTGGTGTTGCTCCAACAGACTCGACTGCTCCACCAAATCCAAATAGTCTTCCAGAACCAATGTATACTGGTGCAAGTCTGGTAGTGGTAGATACAAGAGTGAATAGAGATCCAGAACCAATGTGCAACAGACTGAAGTTTGTCTTGACTTGTCTGAAGTCGCTGGTAAGATTGGAGATTCTTCCGAATGGGTATTCGGATACTTTGCTGAGTAGAGAAGCAGGGTAGGAAGTAAATCCGTAGTCTTCCCTGACAGTTCTTTCGTTGTTTTCGCTTGTGATAAATCCACAATCGACACTGCTTGTAACAACAGAACCAATAGTAGGATTGATGGAGAATGTATTTTGAACTGTTGCAACAACACCTGCTCCAGGAGATCCAATCTGAATGATTGAAGTTGGAGCACTTCCAGTAAGAACTTGACTGGTTGCAATGTTGGTAATTTGACCAGAAGCAGGAAGACCCTGATAGTCTCTCTTCTGGTAGAAGTTGATAGAAGAATCGTTGTAGTGGTAGGTCCTTCTTTCTGCGCTGCCACTGACTGCAAACAGACTTCCTTCTGTCTGATAACCAAATGTTCTGAGGACTGGTTCTGCAGTACCAAAAATTTCTGCGCGAGCAGTACCATTCCAGTTTGGTACGAACGATTCGCCTGCGTCTCCAAAGAAGGAGAAGAGCATCTGCTTCTCGTCTGGATTGAAGCTGACGCTTTCGACAAGACCGCCAAGACCAAATAGTTGACCTTCGCCTTCGTATGCAAATGTTCTGCGCTCGTCTTTTCCAACAAACGAAGGAATTCTTCCTTCTCCAGTAAATACCTTGGAAAGACTGCTGTGTGCAGAACCATTGACTTCGATCTGGATCTCTGCAACCCACTGAGGATTGACTCTTGCGCGACCATCGACAAATATCTTGAGTCCACCAGAACCAATATGTCTGAGAGCAAAATTGGTACGAGTTGCACTGTTGAGTAGGAACTTGCCAAACGGATAGTTCGTAACAGTCTGGGTGATGAATCCCCAATCGATTGTACCAGAGTGTCCAGTTGTAATAACTCCATGATCTAGAGTTAGTGTTGGAACTGCATTTGCAGTTAGGATAATCTGATACTGAGGATCTACTACCGCAGTGACACCATTCTCGATTCTGATAACTGGATCCGAAGAAGTTCCAGAGAGAATAGTTGGAGTTGTAATACTTCCAAGCGATGCTGTAGATGGAAGGAATCCGAAGTTCTCGTAATCGAAGAACCCAATAGAAGAATCGTTGTAGCTGTAGGTACGACGCTCGTGATAAGCATCTCCCTCGAATACAAACAGATTGCTGACTTCGTTCTGAGCAAATGTTCTGAGAACAGAAGATGGTGTACCATCGACTTTGATGGATCCCTCGACAATCCAGTTGGGAGAGAAGGATACATGAGCAGCACCAACAAACTCGAATAGACCATCCTTGAGTTCGCTGAAGGTTGCAGATTCTGCAGCACCATTGATTGCAAAGATCTGACCTTCGCCTTGGTATGCAAATGCTCTGCTGTCTGTTGTAGATACAAAGTTGAACAGGTCACCGCGTCCAACATAAGTCTTAGTGAGACTGTACTCCTCACCACCGAAGACTTCGATTTGAATCTCAGCAAACCATTGAGGATTGACTCTTGCTCTACCCTCACCACTAAGTATGACTTCACCGTCACCAATGTGTCTGAGGGAGAAGTTAGTGTGAGCAGCACCGTTGTAAAGGAACTTACCGAATGGATAGTTGGTAACTGTCTGACTGATGAAGCCCCAGTCGATGTTTCCAGAGTAACCTTCGGTAATAGTACCGTGATCGTATACCGTAGTTGGAACGGTATTTGCATTCAAGACGAGCCTGAATGTTGGATTGACCGTTACAGTATTCTCGATTCTTACAACTGGATCTGTAGACTCTCCTGATATAGTCTGAGGACCAGAAATAGTCTGTATAGATGCACTGGATGGAATGAATCCAAAGTTCTCGTATCTGAAGAACGAGATAGAAGAATCGTTGTAATCGTAAGTGCGTCTTTCGTGGTATGCATCACCAGTAAAGACGAATAGATTACCAACTTCATCCTGAGCAAATGTTCTCTTGATGTCAGATACAGCACCTGTTACATCAATGACACCTTCAGAGATCCAGTTAGGTGCGAAGCTGACATGTGCAGCATTGCTGAATTCAATACCACCAGATCCAATATAATCAGTAGCAACTCTCTCTTCTGTAGAGACGAAGTTGAATAGGTCTCCAGAACCTGCGTATGCATATGCTCTGGTTTCTTCGCCGCCACCAATACTGAATAGGTTACCAGAACCAGGATGTAGAAGACTGAAGTTAGTTTTGGCAACACCACTAACTTTGTTGATGATGAATCCTTTCCAGATTGGATTGGTTTTAGCAATCGCAACACCAAAGACAGAGATGTCACCCTGAACAACATAATTAGGAACAAAGTTGATGAGTGTCTCAGACTTGAGTCTGCTGACACCGAATGGGAATTTAGTTCCAGTAACATTAATGAATCCCCAATCCTCATTGGTAGTCTTACCAATAGAAATAGGAGCGTATTCAATTGTATTTTGTGGAGTACCAATAGGCAGTGCAACTTGGTACTGTGGTGAAACACTCGCCGTTACACCAGGATCAACCAGAACTATCGACTCAGAACTGACTCCCGATAGTGTCTGGTTGCTTGTAATATGTTGGTATGTCTGGAGTGGAACAGTTCCAAAATCCAGATACCCGAATGGTACAACAGAAGATGTGTTGTACGAATAAGTTCTTCTTTCGTCCTTACTGTTGAGTGCTGGTAGAGTTCCAGAAGCTTCGTATCCGAAGGTTCTAAGTATAGGTGCAGAACCATCAACTTCGACAGTACCACTACCGACCCAGTTAGGCTGGAATGCAACATCTGCATTTCCACTAACTTCAATAACTCCTTGCGTTTCGTATGCTCTGCTACGAAGGGAGAATCCATTACCAATATTGAATAGATTTCCACTTCCAAGTTCTTGCTTGGAGAATGCAATATCCGTAAGCGACTGGATGCCAAAGAGACCATCGGTCTTGATGCTTGGCACCCAGTGCGTAACGGTGTTACCAGTAACATGCAGTGTACCCGTAACGATATACGGAGCGACCAGACGATAGTAAGTATCGCCTCTTTCAAATACAGTACCTGTACCAACCCATGCATGTACAACTGTCCAAGTTGTATTACTGACAGGTCTAAGTGTTCCGAATGGGAAGTTAGTGTCTGTGTAGATGATTCTTCCCCAATCATCCACTGCAACTGCTTCGGTGTCTCTAACGGACCCACCATCAACAAAAGCAGTTGGTGTTAATGCTAGTGAATTTAAACCGTAGTCAATCTCAATGAACGGTTCAATAGACGAAGGATTCCATGAATATGAATGTCTCTCACCACTAAAAATACGCAGCGCAAAACTAGACCCAGAAGGTCCATCTATACCAGTTGTATAGACATGCGTTGCCATAGATTCAGATTCCCTCCACTAAAACAAAAAAGGGGATCCAACAATGAATCCCCTCACACATAATAATGAATTCAATTTGAACCAATCAGTCGAGGCTGACATTCAGTGTGACTTTGATTTGGTCACCCGCGTTTTGAATCGCGTATGGACCATTTGTGAATCTCTCAGCGAAGAAGATCGCATCATAGAGAGTCGCTGCACCAGTACCATCAATTGCTTTGGTAGTGGTGAAAGTATTTGCATCAGGTACAGTGTGAACAATGTATGTACCAGCAGTAGTTGTGCTGTTACCAGTACCCTGATCGATGTAGACTGCATCACCAACAACTAGACCATGACCAGTTGCAGTAACTTTGCTGAAGTCAAAGAGAACAGTGTCGTTACCGTTAGATGCCTGAATGTTTTCAATCAGTAGGTTGTTCAAGTAAACTGTTACAGTTCCGTCAGTGTCTTCTGTCTCGAAGTCAATACCAGTGATGATGGTGTTAGCATCAATACCGTTTGGAGTAGAACTCTGAGAAACTCTCATGCCGAGTGCTAGGTCTTCAGCAACATTCGCCTTGAATGTAGCATCACCAGAAACTGCACCAGCGTTAGGCTTGTCTAGGTATACAGTAGTACCAACGATACCAGCAACGCGAGCGTTAAGAGCGATGTTAGTTCCAGTTACGCGCTGGTTAACAACAACGCCAGTAGTGGAAGCAACGCTGATCTCGAACTCACCAGCAGTACCAGTAGCAGCAGTAACTGCAGATACAGCAGCAAGAGTTAGATAGTTGTTACCAATCGTTCCTCTGACACCAGACTTAGAAATCTGAGTACCAGCAGCAATAGTTGCTGCGTCTGCCACACCGTGAATAGTGGTAGGCATGTTGTTGGCACGGGACAGATAGTAACCGTAGATGTTACCTGCAGGACCATCAAAGGTGAAAGTCTGCTCAGGATAAGAAGCAGTTGTTCTACCCTTACCGAAAGCAAGAGGTTGTGCAGTGAAGTTACCGCTGTTTTTGACACTCAAGTTGAGGGTTGTGCCGTCGATATCGACAACATATGCACCAGTTCCGACAGAACCACCAGTGACATAATCGCCCTTCTTAATACCAGTATTGCTAGCAACAGTAATCAGGTATTCGCCAGAGACACCATCACCATTGACGGTAGTAACTGCAGATGGTTCAGTTTCAATGGTCCAACGGTTACCATTCAAGAGGATACCATACTGCTGAACATAGTCCTGGTCAGTTCTGTTGTTAATGACCTGAGGATATCCAGTAGTAGGACCAGAACCGTAACCGATCGTGTTGTTATCGGTGTATGGTTCAAAATATCTAGTCTGAGAGGGAGTGTCACTCTCTGCAGGATATGTGTCTGTGCTAAACAGTTTTAGAATTAGATTCCTAGGAATGTTCTGCGAATAGTTCAGCAGATTTCTTAGAGAATCAATTTCGCCGTTGTCGGTTACTAAGAGTGCCATGTGTGTCCTCTGTCGATTACGTTGCTATCTGTAAGATTATTTATACCACTAATTATTTATAATTTGATCCTAAGTGATACAGTGACTTTAGTTATGTCGTGAACATAGTTTACGACAAACCTTAGGATGTCTCCAGCATCGATAGTGGTATTCCATGTGGAGAGGTTGTCGTCCTTTTTCTTGTCCTCCTTTAATTGATTTATAACACCTAGAGTAGGAAGTTCTGTGCCACAGATAGATGTGAAATTAGGAAAGTCAGCAAATGATGCTTTCAAAATGTCCATCTCAATATTGCCAGGAGTATCTGAAAAAATAGTCCATGACTCAATTGTGCCTGTGACATCTAGGGTCATATCTCCTTTTGGACCAGTCGCCATAGAGAATGATCCAGAGTCAATTACGAAGTTAAGTGTTCTGGTTAAATCTGCGGTAGTTACAAGTGCAACACCAGAGAATTTATTACCAGCGCATGGGGCGGATGAAAAAACAATTTGATTGTTAGAAACGATATAATCAACCGCAGGTTTTAGAACAACATCATTAATAGAAATAATAAGTTGTTGTTCATTGATTGGGTAATATGCCTCACCATTAACAGAGAGGTTAAATGTATCAACAGCAGGACTACTCACACAATCAAAGGATGCTGAAATGTCATCCAGGATTAGATTGGTGAACTGTGTTGACTTTGTTGGAATTTGGTAGTTAACATCTAAGTTGAACTGAGGATTTTGTCTCAGAGCAACACGATGTGTATTTGAACCAACTCTTACATTATACTCTGCCATCAGGAGGATACTCCAGGATTGACTTCTACAATGCCCTCAATGACTCTCGTCTTATATCCTTGGGGTGATTCTAGAAGAATGTCATAGACATATCTTCTACGGTCAAGCACTCCCGTTTCAGCGCCAGTCATAGAGATACCAATTTCACCTGATGTTCTATTCACAAACACTAGGGGAACTTGGATGCTAGATGTAGCACTATAACTCTTCTTGAAATGAGCTTCTCCAGTATAACCCACCATGTTTAATGGAGTGCCATCCTTATTTGTAATGAAGAAAGTCACATCAAAGTTGGCATGACGATCAACTACAATATTTACAGGTATCGCTGCCATCAGTTATATCTTATAAAGCTCTACTATTTATCTTTGAACCCTTAACAGAGTTAGTTTACTTAGATTTAGCAGGTTTGTCAACCTCAGGAGGTTCGGGTGACTCAAGTAAATCTAATGTTTCAAGACCACCTTGCAGTTTGAGTTTATACTCCTTGATAGAGACAACTTCCTCTTCTGCCTTCTTGAGTCTCAGTTCTGCATCTGCAATTTGTTTTTGAAACTCAGTTCTCAGTTTTGCTGGATCCATGGTAAATTCATGCTAAAATATTATTTAGGTTTACACATAATATGTCAATACGATGCTTCCGTTTCTAGTAGAAGGAGCGCCACCTGAGCGTGAAACATAACCACTATTAAAATTATAACTTTGCCCAGGTGTAACACTAATATTGGTTTGAGTAACGGTTGTTGGCGATCCCCCAACAGGTGCTCCTGCAGCAGTGAATCCAAACATTGTTGCATCGTTTCCAGCTACACCAGCAGCGGTTGCTTGCAATCCATAGAAATAATGGAAAATTCTTCCAAAATTTGCTTGGTGAGTCGCGTTAGTAAAACTGGTTCCCATTGTGCCAATTACAGTTCCACTTTGACCAGAATTATAAAAAACTTGTGACTCTTGCATAGTCACAGTATCTCCATTGTCAAGAGAAACTGAAACTTCAAACGGTCCAGTAAGAGTTCTTGAACCTGGAGCACCAGCGTTAATTGTTGATGCGTGAGCATTTAACCATGATTGAACTGCATTATTCATGCTAGCCTGTGAAGGAGCATTACCAATACTGGTATAGTTGCCACTTGCTGCCAAAGTCACACCAAAATTGCTTTGAGGTATATCATCAGCTCCATTTAACACAGCGTTTACTGATGTTACACCAGCAGGAGCTGTCCAACTACCACCACTAGTAGAATTAGCTGTGAGTGTTTCGGTCACTTCTTGCTGACCTGCACCACCCATGCCAAGAAACATTTGTTGTATAGGCATGTTCTTAACTCAATTGAGAACCTGAAATGTAACAAGTGGTGTTATTGACAAAATATATTGTTGCCATTCCTCTACCACCAAAAGTTAGATTTCCACTAGTGCCAGTAGCAACATTAAACATATTACCTAAACCCGATCCCATTGAAATAGATAGATCCGAAGCAGTATCGTTAATGATAGTTATGGCATCACCAGAACCAAAAACTCCATTTGGTACAGTAATATTACCTTGTGCTTCAATTGCTTTACCAGCATCAGCAGCAACTAAAGTATATGCACTACCTTCTTGTTTAAAAGGTATCTTTCTTAGATCACCTTTTGAGTCACTGATGGTGCCATCTGCTGCAATAGATCCATCAGATCCATTCAAATTAATTTTGTCTGTTCCACCGCTACCAACTTTCAAACCAGCATTGTAAATGGTAACAGCGTCTTGACTGCTATCCAGGTTAAAAATCAGTTTAGATCCTGATCCTCCTGAACCAGGGTCAGTTGTAATTTTGACTGAATTAGTACCATCACCAACATCTTCAATCCTCAGATTTCCAGCAGCAACATTAAGTTTTCCGTTACCAAAAGCTTGTAGTGCAATGTTTGTACCACTACCAGATGTGTTAAGAATTTGGAAACAGTCTGTCGTATATCTGTCAGTGTAGACATTTAAGGAACCGTTATTACCACCAACTGCTATACCATTATTTCCCGTGGAGTTTGAAGCAGATCCAAAATTTCCTAAACCACTAGCGTAAAGTTCAAATGTAGTGGCACCAGCAGCATTATCACCAGTAAAATTACGACCATCAGAAAGGTTTCTAGCATATACAGCAGACTTGTTTGAAAGAGTATCTGCGTCCGCATAAGCAATCAAACCATAGTCGTTAGGAGCTGCAGATCCACTACCAATAGTTAAAGTATCGCTGAAACTAGCGGCACCACCAGTGATGTCGGTGACGGTGATATTTGGGGATCCCGTTAATCCTTGAGCAAGAGCAGCAGTTCCAGAGGTATCTTGGTTACCTGCAGCATTGACGCCAGGCAGGTTGATATCGGCAGAACCATTGAAGGAAACTCCACCAATGTTTCTAGCAGTCTGAAGTGCAGTTGCAGTTGCAGCATTTCCAGAGGTGTCCTGATTACCTCCTGTATTAACGCCTGGTAGGTTAATATTAGCAGTACCATCAAATGATACTCCACCAATGTTTCTTGCTGTTTCAAGTGCAGTTGCTGTATCTGCGTTACCTGTGACATCACCAGTTAGATCACCAGTAACATTACCAGTTAGATCACCAGTAACATTACCAGTTAGATCACCAGTAACAGTACCAGTTGCGCCATCTAGAGTAATAGCAGGTGTAGCACCAGCATTGTTGTGGAAAAGATAGATTCCACTAGCACCACCTGCACTAGAACCAACATTAATTTTACCGTTAACACTATCTACAACAAATTTTTCGTTGCTGGATCCATCTTCAACAACGAAAGCAGTTGCTGCGTTGTTTTCAATTTTGATAGGGTTGGTTGTGGTAAATCCTCTACCAGTAACCGTTTGAAGGGTATCTGATTCTGCTGTTAATACAGAAGAGGCAAGAGTATCTACATCAGTAGCAAGTTCGTTGATTTCAACTCTTTGCTCTTCAAATGTTGCGGTTGAGGGAACGTTTCTAAGTACCATTGGACTTCAGCAATTCTTGTAGTAAAGATTTTATTTCATTAAGTTCACTCTTCACATGATCCAGTTCTTGCTCCATGTTCTGAAACTTTCCTCTGGACTTTTTATATTTCTCAAAAGCAGACCTATCGGTATTTATGATTGCGCCTGTATCAGAGTCGCGATACAGACCATCTTCGTTCTTCACCTTAATGTGTTTCATATCAATAAGATGCAACTGCTCTCATGTCTTGAATCTTAGGAACGAATGCTGGGTTGCTAGACTTCATAACGATCTTCACTGCGAATGAAGAGAATTCTGGTAGATTCTCAACACTGTATGACAATTCTTGGTATGATGCTTGCTTCTCAGTAATACCACTGATAGCATTCTCAGATGTTGCAATTAAGTCTACATCTGGTACACCTGTACCATTGAAGTATGCCCACTCAATATCCTCGAAGTTTTCCTGAGAGGAAGACTTCTTGATTTTAAATAGAACTTTTAGATTCTCAATGTCACTAACATTTGCAGTTAGTTTTACATTGACAGATGTTGCTGGATTCTCAATAGCAACTTCCTTAGTTACATACTTGGAAATACCAGAACTATTCTTAGACTGAATCTCAGAGATAAAGTCAACACCATCTGTGTATTCAATACTAGACACTTCAATAAATCTAGACTCATCATCAGGTTGATTTGGATAAGATAGAAGATCACCAACTCTAAAGATGTCATCTAATTGAGCATCAACACTAGCATTTCTAGTAAATGATTGACTATCAATAATTCTTCCAGTATAATCATTGTTGAGTGGTTGTTTGTCATTGACAATAGTCAACTTCTCTAGATTTGCATTCCATAGAACAATCTTACCAGCAATAGTATTGTCATAAGTTTGTGCAGGAACAGATGGGTTTCTTGCTGTTACATATGTTGGTGGTGCTACAGTATTAGGAATTTCAAATAAGAACTTAGTTACACCAGTGTCTCCAACTGTAATTGTATTTTGGAATGTATCACTACTGAATGATAGTTCCTCACGAGGAATGAATGTGTTTACAGATACTAGTTTGATGAACACTGTAGATCCATCTACCTTGACAACAATACCTTCTGCCTTAGTTGTACCACCAGTGACTCTTTGATCAAGACTGATAACTTCAGAAGGATCAACTCCAGCAACAGTCATAGAAAATACAGGGAAGAAAGATAGAATTTGATCTCTTCTACCAAATCTAGATTCTTTACCGCTTGGATTTTCTACTCTATTTGTGATAGTCTTGACAGATGCTCTGGACAGATCAACTAGTGGCGATAGGTAAGAGACTGTACTGGACAGATCTAACTTATACACCAATGAATTATCAATATTATTAATAGTCTCATTAATCTTAGATGCGACTATTTTTTGATTGATGAAGAAGAAATCTTCATTCAAGAAAGTTTTTTCATAGTCGGTCTGGGAATATGATGCAAATGTTTGTACATTATCATCAACAGGAGATAGGTTTGTTGTCTTAATAAAACTATCGATCTTAGTTTGACCAAATGTTAGATTTGGAATTGCAGCATATAGTTTTTCAAACTTTCTGTTGTATGTTGCTAGTACAGAATCACCACCACCAAATGCATTTGCGGATGCCTTTGCATTAGATGTAATGTTGTAATAGTCTACACCGTTGTTGCTGACTTGATATAGTTCTGTGTTGAGTTGGGATCCAGTGATGCCACCAACATTCTCAGCATTCTTGAAGAACACATAAGAATTACCAGAATCAAATCCATTATCTCTATGTGAGATTTTAACAACATTATTGTTGTTCTTGAATAGATCTGAAGTTGCAGTTGTATTAGATTCTGCATTAGTTTCAATAGGATGAGACTCTAGTGCCTCATATCCTAGATCTTCGTTGGTGAGAAGTAGACTTGCAGTTCTAGAAATATCAAACTCTGCTCTGTTTAGAACAAATTTAATATCTTCAAACAAATCTTCTTTCCAGTCATCTGCATTTTGAGACTTAAATAGTGATCCCAATAGTGGTTGAGTTGTTACGATCTGACTCGTAGCAACATCAGTCTCAGACAATCTAGATGCCCATAGTTCATAGTCAATAGAATCTGTCTCGATAGCGAGTGCATACTCAGTATCATTCTCCAGGTATACTGGATAATCAAACACAAACTTAGTAGGTGTGATTGATGCTGTATTTCCTGCCACATCAATTGCAACACCCATTCTTACAGCAGGTGTGTCAATTGTAATTTCAGACTCAATTACTGCACCAGCATTACCAGATCCAGTTCCTCTGAGAACAACAGCAGGTGGTTCAGTATAACCAGAACCTTGCAGAGTAATTTCAGAATGATATACTCTACCACCAGATACTCTCACTGTAGCAGTTGCGTTACTTCCACCAGGAAGTTGTGGACTTTCTACAGTAATGATTGCAGAATCATAGTTGCTACCAGTATTGGTAACTTTCATTCCAGTCAATCTGCCAGAGTCCTTAGCAATCTTGAGTGATAGTTGTGTGTTGTTTAGATTATTTGCCTCTGTGATACTAGTAACATTGAGTGTCTCATCTTGTACAAATGCTGTGCCATTGTTGTTGCTTAGAACCAATGTGTAGCACTGATCATTAGTTAGAGTAAAGATTCCAGTTGCACTAGGTACAACTTCAATGTTATTCTTGTCAATCAATCTGGAAACAGGACCAGATGCATTAGATGTAGCACCTGTTACAATTTCATCTTTGTTGAGGGTCAGTGTATCATTAGCAACAACCTTCAAGAATGTTTCTGGTTCTAGAACTTTCTGTGTGCCAGGAATAATATTCTTTCCAGGTTTACCAGTAACAACATCTGTTAGATAAACTCTGAGAGGAATATTAGTATCTTTCTTGCTAAAGAACAGATCAACACTGGTTGCAAATACACCACCATCAAAGTTTTCTACCTTGAATGTTTGTGCAAATGGATTTGGTCTGACTTTTTCATCAGTATTACTCTTGACTTCCTGTAGTCCTTCATTTGCTTTGAAGAATGCAGGTCTAGTAGAAACAATCCCAGATGGATTTTCTGGAACAATACCTGTCGCATAGAACTTAACTTCTGCATAGGTATCTACAGTGTCTTTATCAGCATCCACATCACTGGATGTAAATCTAATAGTCTTAACACCAGTTGTAAATCTTACTTCACTCGCATCTGAATCATAAGAAACTGTATCAACACTACCTGTCCAAATAGCATTTTCTCTAGGTGGTTTACCAGCAGGAACCAGAATGATACCACTAGCATTACCATTAGCATCTGTGGTAATCTCTCCATTAAATGCAGATAGAGAGTTACCAGCAATACCAGTATACTTCAGGTCAGGGTTGACCCATCTAGCAATATTCTGTCCTTCCATGAAGACATGAATTCTAGTATTTGGTTTTAGTCTGTTAATCTTATATTGTACTGGAATACTTCTAGCGTAGAAAGATAGTGCAGTTGAGATAACACTAGAACCTACACCCTTAGTAGCAAGACCTTTACCAATTTCGTTGTTCTGTGGACTGATATTAGAAGAACTACCAACCGCTGCTGTTGTGACAGAAGAGTCTGCAACATTGGAGTTTACATCAGCAAACGAATTGATATTAAAGAATGACTGATTTGCACCGATCCAGTTAATTTGATATGAGTTGTGTAGACTGGAGAATGCATCCTGTAGTTCTTCCTTAGCAAGGAAGATGGTATTAACATTAGTGTTGTCATCCGTAACTAGAGGAGCAACAGATGTGTCATACCATGTATCTACAGAAGGTGCTACAAACGAGTCACCAACATAACTGAGAACAACAAATGGATTTGGATTTACAGTCTTAGTTGCAAAACCATTTCCTAGTAACTCCAGTTCACTATATGGAAGTGTTACTACATCAGATGTTCTTTGATAACCAGCAACAGATCTTTCGTCATCTCTGCTGAATACTTCTTCTAGATTGATAGAATCTTCTCTAGACTGTGGACGCAATACAGACTGCTGTGTGTCGATAGAACATCTATAGTCAAGAGATCTTAGAGAACCAATCTTATGAGACTCAAAATTGTCTACAAGGAAACCGCTCTTAAATCTGTTGAAACCTGCAGAATCAGTTACCTGCATGTTAAGAGCTTGTTGCTCTAGAATACTAAGAGTGGTATAATACTCAAGACGCTCAATACGCTTCTCTAGTTTGCCGATGTCACGCATTGTGTAACGACGGTTATCTACAGAAGTAATTCTTACATCCTTACTAGTCTGTGTAAATGCTGGGATGTACATGTAGTACAGAGCAATAGCATCACTAATAGGATCTGGTTTAGATGGGTTAAGTGAAGAGTTACCTTCTTTGATGATAAACTGTCCCTTTTGATTTAGGAACACACCATCAATTCTGTCAAGATATTGTGTTTGTGTGAATGAGAATGTAAATTCTAGATTCTTATCTGGAGCAGGAGTGCTCGAAACAATACCACCCGTTCCTGTATAAGATCTGCTGTTTGGTGCAGAAAGAATAGACTTGTTCTGGAAACCACTGACGATTGCATCGTTATCAATCTTTGGTCTGAAGTCTAATACATCTTTAAGATTTACTTTACCTAGAGTTGGAGAGTTGAAAGAAGGAATCTCACCAGCACCAACACCAGCTTCATGTAAGTAGGAGTCTACAGTTACAAAATCTCCATTGGTGTGCTCAAAGTAATCAAATGCAACTACAAGTTGACCTGCAGGTGGTTCAAATCCTGGTTTGATTACAATTCTAGAAATATCATAGATGGTATCTCTTTGACCATCGTCAAATGTAAATCTATTGGTAATGTCAATACCATTGACTAAATTACCATTTCTATCAACAACTGGTGGTTCTGTAGGTGAACCTTCATAAACATATCTTAGTTTATACGCATCAGAGTAACTGTATACATCTAGAGAATCTGTATCATAATCTCTTCCTCTAAATGGAATTACTCTATCACCAGTAGATTCAATAATAATTCTCTTATTAACATTAGCAGTCTTAAGTCTTGGTTTTGCTTTAGATACTTCTAATGTAGCAGTTAGTTTTAATGTAGGATAAGTTCCTCCAATAGGAATAGTTCCAAAGTAATTATTAGGTAGACTTAGTTTAACACTACCAGAAGTTAGACCACTAGCAGCATCTGTAGATGCCTTGATCTCAACTTGACTTGATTTGATGTAAACAATATCACCATCTACAATGTCTGGAGCATCACCTGCATCCAGAACAGTAACAACAAAATTACTTTCACTGAAAGAAACAAATCTTTGTGTTCCAAATGGTAGTTGAGCAGCAAAGGTAATTACACCTTGACCACCAGCACCTGTACTTACAAAATCTCTTCTGGAGAAATACTTGATCTTAGAATCTTCGCTGCTTGCTACAATAGAACTGACCTGTGAAGATCCAGTTTTGTATAGTAATGAACCTTGATTAAAGTTATCAATAGCAGGACGAACTCTAACTACCGTACCGTTTGTGAGGTTTTCTGGTAGGGATCTATCAAAATAAACTCTAGATTTCAGAACACCAGCAGGTGTAGTTGCTCTCTGTACAACTGCTCTCAGAAGTTCTCCAGAATCATCTGTAAATTGAACTAGATCACCTTGCTGTAGAAATGTGGAAGCATCTCCACCAAAACCAGTACACTCAATATATTTTCTTCCTTTGTATCCAGTAAATGTGAAGTCAGTTACAGAAATAACTTCAGAGTATTTTGCCTCATTAATTTCAATATCAGAAGTAAATACATTGTTATTACCAGAACCAAATTCTGCGTAGAATGACTTAACATTTTGTGGTGTGTATGTAGTTACAGCGTCTCTCACCAATACAGGTGTGATTACTGCAGCACTTGGATTACCACCACCAAAACCTTGAATAACTTCTACCAAAGGTGGTTGTGAATATTCAACATTTACAGCATCTCTGTTGATAACCTGAACTTTAAAGATACTGCCACTACCACTAAGATTTACTTTAATTTTTGCTGAGTCATACTCAACACCATCAATTCTCAGAATAGTTCCTTGCACATAGTTCGCACCCTTATCATTAGTGATGAAGTGTGAAATGGTATTGTCTTTTGCAATTCTTAGGGAGTTATTTCCTTCGTCAACAATAACCTCACCACTGACAAAATTACCAAACAACCCTTTAACCATGAGGGTTTTGTTTGATGTATATACACCAGTAGAGGTTCCTTCTACAACACCATATGCTCCAGAACTCAATCCATAAACATATTGCCCTGGCGTGAAACTTCCTGCTGCAGTGATTGGTTCATCAAGTAGAATCTTAGTAAAGAAAGTTGGATCAAAATAAGACAGACTAAAGGTAGAGTTGTACGTTGGATCTCCATTTGGTAGGCGTCCTTTCGAGGAAACAACATCTGTGTCTGTATTGAAACCAGATCCTTTTTCTAACAGAGTAAAGTTACTTGGTTTTGCAATACCGATTACTGGTGTGATAGTTTCGTTGTAGTCAACGATTTGACCGAATGGAATTGATCCTGAAGTTTCTGCGTCAGATTTGCTATAATATAGGTATCTAATTTTATTAGGATCTCCTTCATCATACTCAAGCATGAAGTTATCAAGGAAATCTTTCTGTGCTGTAATAGTAACTTCTAAGAAAGTAACTGTAGGGTCAGAGTTAATTTCAATTCTAGGAACTTTTGCGTAAGAAATTACAGAAACTGTATTGACAACAGATGGTGTTCCAGATGTATTTCTTGCCTGAACAAACCATAGAGTTCCAATTTCATTGACAAAATTATCACCTGTCAATCCAGCAACCACTGTTGCATAGTTGTTCTCAACTGCAATATAGATGGTCTTGATACCTTGATTGATATCAAAGAAAGTTCCTCTTCTGGAAAGAGTCTGTTTTACTGCACTAGATGCCTCTGTATCGTTTAGACCTAGAGAACCATCATTAAATGATGCAGATAGATATAGATCTGGATATGCAGTTAGTTCGCTTCCCTCTGCATTTAGAGGTACACTATTGAATGTGTTTGTAATTCTGTAAGTAGGAAGACCTTTAGTCTTAATACGAATATCTTCTCTGTTAAGAGTTTCTCTCGCTTTATCAATAGGAATGTATTTGGTTTCTTTGTTTACAATTTCAAAACCTTTTACATATGCCTTACCAGGACCAACACTAGCAAGTAGTTTAGAATCTGCATCATCTGGAGATAGACCATTTACTGTGCCATCTGCTTCTAATGGATAGATGCCTTGATTGTTATCTCTCTGGTAGTATTCTCTTACATTAAGAGAGAAATTGTCAACAACATAGTCTCCAGACTCGTCAAATGTTCTTCTAGCTAGAGTTTGCTCTAGTAGATTGTAGTCAGTCTGAGATACTTGTGATTGGATAACACCACTTCTTACAGACAAAAGTTTGATGAAGTTACTATCAGTCTTTTGGTCTAATGCGTATGAAATGAGACTCAGTTTGATACTAAGTCTATGTGCTCCAGGTGCTGAATAATTGGATGATCCAATTGAATTATCATATAGAGAAGCATCCTCTTCTGGAGTTACAATGCTCTCTGAAATTTTAAAACCAACTTTTGCAGATGGTTTGTTGTAATACTTGTCAACAATTAATAGTTGTGCGTCATTTCTAACGAAATAACCATTGACAAAATAGATACCTTCTTCTACTTTAACAGCAGAAGCAAATCCCATAGCAGGACTTTCTATTGAAGAAGTCTCACCTGTATCAGGATTCTCAATTGTGATACTAGTTGGTAGGACACTTCCGTCAGTTCCAACAACCATCAGAGGTGTATTGATGCCGTCTACAACCTCTACAGTTTCACCTTGTCTGAATGTTTCTTCATTACCAGCGTCACCACTAGTTGTGTAGTTTACAAATAAAACATCAGAAGCAGTATCAGTAGCAATTGCAGAAGACACAACAGTTGCTACAACACCAGAAGTCAGACCCCTTACCTGCCTTCCGTCGAGTTGTGTGATGTCATACTTTTTGTAAACAATCTGACCATCCTGATTGACAGGAATCTCAGAAACAGAAGACAGTTTGACATATGGGAGTTTGGTATTGAAACCAACCTCACCAGGAATTACCAGTTCTCCCTGCTTGAAAGCATACTTACCGAACTGTTCAATCTGATTCTGCAATAAAGATTGCAGCTGAGTAAGCTCCCTGCCTTGGATAGCATACCCAGGACGGAAAAGAACTTTATAAAAATTTTTATCAGAATCGAAATCGTCGTAGTAGGGAGCTACATTTAGATTAGTCTTTTGTGGCATCTCAACCAGTCTCTAAGGTGTTCGTTTAGAACTCGATTACTAGCTTGATGTCCTCAATTTGGTCAGCAGCTCTAGTAATCTGTCTTCTATTCTCTATGTATACGATTTCCCCAGAGTTAGGTTCGATTTCTGGTGATGCGAGACCGCCAGTAAACGCAATGTCAGACACGGTTCCATTTTCAGAAGTATCTACATTACCAGATGTTGTAGAAGATGCACCGATAATAGCGTTAGCAGCGTTAGATTCAAATGCTCTAACTACACCACTGTCACTATGTAGTTCAGGTGATTGGTAATACTTCAGAACTCCAGTAGATGCATCCCAGGAAACAACCTTACCGTATGCAGTACCACCTGTTACAGCTTGGAAAATATCTTCATCAACGGTATAATCAGAAGATGCGCCAGTTACAACCATGGAATATGTTCCACGAAGTGTTGCACTGTCAGCAAAATCTGTAGTACCAAAATCATATGGGTCTTGGATGATACCAATGCGACGGAAATCATTATCTACAGGGAAATCGCCAGCGCCTTCATCATAGGTTAGGCGAATGTTTGTCATGATTCTCTTCGCAAACATTTCGTTCTCTGCGTCGGAACCATGTCCTCCTTTTGGAGAAATAACCAATTCAATAGCAGCAGTTCCACTGAATGCACCAGCAGCTGCAGTAAGACCAGAGTCAGTGTAGACTTGTCCAGTCTCAAGTAGTAGATTGCCGTAAGAATATCCAGTACCAACAGAATACATTGATGCCGCTGTAACAGTTCCAGAAGCGTCTGTGGTAAGTTCTACTACAGCACCGCTACCATCGCCCTTAACAGATGTGTAAAGGGTGTCAGAAGCAGGTAGACCGCTGCCACCATCTTTAACTACAGCAACATGGATAGCACCATCAACTGCAAGTGCTTCTACTTGTGTTCTGCTGAGTTCTGTGGACTCAACAATAGGCATGAAGTCTGTAGACAAGAATGCTAGAACATCACCAGTAGGAACAGTGAACATATGTTTCCAGATGTATCCTGCCGTTCCAGCGGGTTCAGTGTAGATGCCATTTGCAAAGGAACCCTGACCAGAAGAAGGTTGAGACTTTGGTTCGTATGTGGCATTCTGACCAGTTGGATTGGCTGCACCTTCACCATTAAAGAGGCACTTGAATACTTCATACTGAGAGTTCATCACATAAAACTTACCTTCGGACAACGAAGATTGTCCTGTAGCTGTATCTTTACCAACTGAACCGCCACCACCAGGGGTAGGAGCGTAGTTAGGACGATACATGTCAAACTTTGGATTCAGAGTTAGGTTCCAGTTGTAGCGAGGAACAACGAGTCTTGCAAATGGTCCAGTGATTCTCTTGGCAGCAATCAGTTCATTATAGATTGCAAGTTTCTCGGAATAGTTGTCTAGTGGAGCAGGAGGTGCTTCTTCGGTGGCGTATCTATAAGTTCCAGACTTGGCAGTAGCACTGGATGTAGCGCCTGTTAGTGTCGTACCAAACGATGGCGTTGTAGTAGCAGTAGGCAGAACATTGTTAACGAGAATACTATTCTCATTGACCTCTGCAACAGTTGCGGACCATCCACCACCTGAGACGGTTTCACCAACAACGAAGGTGCCGCTAATGTTGAAGATCTCTACATAAGCGTCCCATCTTGCAGATCTTCCAACGAAGAAATACATCCTAGTACGAGCAGCATCTGCATCGTTAGCGCCTTCGCTTAAGGATTCTAGGAATTGTTTCGCGTTGAAAATTCTGAATTTTTCTGAAATAATAGCTGCCATAGCACTAGTGCCCGTTTGATAAGACTGAATCCGAGTTATTTATATTTATTTAGGAGAGTAGTCGGATGTACTCTCCAACTGCATGGAACTCTGTAGGAGTGCCATTGATGCCACGATCGACACCAAGTAAACGATCAGATAACTTAGATGTATAAGTCATCTGCTCTCTACCAACCAGGATAGTTCCTGATGCTGGTAGTTTATCTGTATTACAGTAAACAATATTGTTAGTTTCAGTGAAGTCATAATCAACATTCTTGATCCATTTAAACTGACCAATCTGATTGTTGTATGCACTGATATCAAAGTTTGGTTTCAACACAATTCCCTGAACATTAGGATCAGCAGTGCCTCTGAATACATCATAGTATCCGTATCCAGTTTGGAATGCTTTGTTCTGAATTCTGTCTTGAAGGTTAGGAGCATTACTGTCGTTAGCAAATCCAGTTAGTGAATCACCAGAGTAATAGTTATTCAGTACAACTGGACCTGGACCCCATTCAACATAAATGCCATCCGTCTGCAGTAGACTTGTTCCAGGGAAGGTGCCAGAACCGCTAATGTTGCTGCGGAAACTAGTCACCGCATCTGTACCAGCTGCTACAGAAACATATAAGAATACTGCACCATTATATATCTTGTAATATCCATCTGGAGAAGGATCTGGGTATCCAGAAGCAGAAATGTAACTATTATCAAATATATCAGCACCTGTGTATCTTCCAGGAATGTCGTCAGTCTGCAACTGAGTTAAGTAGTCGTTAATAGATCCTGTAACAAATGGTGGTTTAAAGTATGGATCGTTGAATTGATCAATAGTAATTCCATATCTGTCAAGTTCCTCAATTGACAAACCAGACACAGGAATTCCTGCAGCAGAAACAATGTTTCCATAGTTCTGGAAGATTTGGAATGATCCTGCATTAGGTCCAAACTGATCAGGAGCAACAAACTGGTATCCAAATGTTTTTGCAGATATTGTGGTCAATACTGGTTGTGATTCTAGAGTTCTATCAATCTCAATTGTTTTGCGAACTGCATCCGTACCAGCAGATACCGTAGATATAGCGTGAACTTGAGATACAGTAGGTGGGGTGAATACAGTAAACTGTTGCTTGACTAAGAAAGTAGCACTGAAATCAACTTTCTTCTGGATAACCAATTGAACATCAATATCGTTGTATGAGATTGCTGCTTCGGTAGTGTTGATTGATTCAATGCCTCTATTGAACTCAAATGTAATATTAACTGCAGCTGGAGATGCTTTTTTAATTTTATTTGCAAATGCCAGACTTACAAAACTATCAATCTTTCTAGAATTTCCTTTTAGTAGATCATACTTTCTAGCAACAACAATCTTAGGTGCTTCTGTGTAACCAGAACCAGATTCAATTAGAACAATGTCTACAATTTGTCCCTTAGATACAATAACTTTTGCTTTTGCACCGCCGCCTTGTCCATTCTGAGGAACAAAGTGTAACACTGGTGCAGTATCATAACCGTATGCAGTAGTTGGTTGAATAATTCCTTCGTTATAGTATAATGCTAGATCTTTTCTATTCCAATCAACACGAGAAACCTTATCGCCATCCATAACAGCAGTGGCACTTAAACCAACACCATTAGTATTACCATTGTAATTTGTCGTTGTTACAGATCCAAAATACTCAGAACCAATATACTGATTGTCACGGTAATCTTTTGGATTTACAAACTGTGGTAACTTTTTAATAGTTCTGAATTCAAGTTCACCATCAATTTTTACCTTGTCGCCAGCATTTAATCGTGCAAGACCATTCTTTCTAACATAGAATGAATTATCTGCAAGAACGCTGTCATACAACCAAGGAGAAGAATCTCTCTGCATTCTTCTGTTGCCATTTTCGTCCAACTGGTATGCAAGTGTTGCTGTTACACCTGAAAGTTGTACCTCATCTGCATAACTAATGTAATCTGTAGAGAAGTACAATTCAGAACTGCCGTTGAACACTGGGTTGTTACCAGATACAACTAATTCAATAGTACGATCATTTGTTCTGGAAAGTTTTTTGATTTTACCAATGATGTTTACAGTAGAACCATCTTTCTGATATACAAACCTTTCTTTATCGTAGTTTATGTTTGTAAATGTGAATACATTATCGTATTGATTGGGACTAGAGTCTGAAATGGTCAGAGTTAGTCTGTTTAAGTATGTGTTCGGTTCAAAATCGTGTAATGCGATAGATTGATCTAGTTCTCGTCCATACAATAGTATTAATTCAATATTGTTGTAATCATATACTTTTCTAGTAAAACGAATCGCTGGACCGTTGATGCTGTATGCATCACGACGCTGCATGACACCATCAATGAATACAAACATGTATCTAGGATCGTCTACAGTTTGTACATTATCATCTTCTTTCCTAATAATAATGAATGGACCAGCAGAACCATCCAGGATACCTGAGGTATCTAACTTGCATCGCTTGTAGTTACCTACACCATGCATTGCAATTCTTTCTACCGCTAGTGGTTCCTGCACAGTCTTAACATTCTCACCTTGGTCCCAAATTGGAGCTCCACTGAACACAATTCTGTTTGGTGTTTGAGTTTTATCGATAAAATACGCACCATCATGCTGTAAAATGCCACTGATGGACACAAACAGGTTCTCATCATCATCTAGGTCAACAACGCCTCCATCTTCATAATAAAGATCAAAGATTGTATTCTCGTTATTTGTATAATCAGGTAGAGAGATCTCTACAGTTCCAGGTCCAGTAACCAAAGTAGACTTGATACCATCATACAAAGAATCTAGTGCTGAAGCAACTTCTTCACACTCGCTAAGTGTTGCATTGACCAGTAGAGGGTCAGGTAAGATGTTTTTGTTTACATATGTTTTCAGCGTAGTCCAGTATCCAGTAGAACTTTCATTTTCTGGAGTTGCTACTACTCTATTAGGTCCTCCTTGTAGAATAGTTGTCACTACATTGATATAAGATGTAATAGCACTTTCAACATCAGCACAGTATGGTGTTATATTGTCCACTCTGACCAGAGGATCAGTGACTGGAGCAATAATTGTAGAACCAGAGATATTGTTTCTCATAGCAAGAATCATGAGATCGCGAGCAACCTCATTTGCATAGATTGTTTCTAGCAATTCACCTTGAATATGATTTAGTTTGTAGTTGTTGAAATATGCCTCTGCAAATTCAACAACTTTCTGGGTTCCACCCCAGCGAAGTGAGTATACGATAGCATCTACTAGGATGCCAGTATCTCTGAAGCAGAAGTCTTCTGCTTCGACCCATTCTTTAATACCAGTGTTAACTGTAGTAGTTGGTGCTGTATTGTTTGTGAGTGCGTCGGTTAGAATACCGAATAGAGTTGTAACCGCAGAGTTTACGTTTGTGCAGTCAGGAACAAGGATAATACCAGGATCTTGTACTGTACCTCTGTTATTGATTGCTTCGATGCAAAGATCTCTTGCAAAGTTAAAACCATATATCGATTCTGTTCGTTCTCCATCTAGTGCGTCGTGATTTGTGAAATATCTGTTGGTTGCTGCAATAGTGGCAGAGTTTCCACCCCGACCAGTATCTTCAGCAACAGCGGCGATAACAATCTTCAAATCTCTTGCACATTTTTCTGTAGCAAATTCTGAACCATACTTAGTATCCAGTTCCGCAATAGTTTGTGTTACGATGTCTTGTAGATTATCGTAAATAAGTCTTCTTCCATCTTTAAATCTGAAAGCTGCTTCAGGAACTCTAGGATATGTAAACTTAGGATACTTATCATAGATTCTGTGTGCTGCTTCTCTTTGGATGTTAATTTTGTTTGCTTCAATTAGTGTAGAAGCATCATAGAATGTACCATTATTAAGTCCACTCCAAATAAATGTCATCTGTGCATTTGCAGAGACATTAATCTGTCCACTTTGAGGTAGTGAAATAGTATATGTTGCACCCTGATCAATTTGAATGAAAATACCAGGAGCAATCTGTAAAATTGGAGCAGTTGATTGATCAGTAGTTAAAATTTGATTAACAGTTAACTGCTGTAGTGTGTTGGAAATATTGAGAGAAGGTTGACTAATTCTAATAGTTCTCTCGTCAATAATTTCAGTAACAGTTGTTGCTGGATTGAATGCTCTACCAGCACTAATCTTCATACCAATAGCAATGTTATCGCTATTTGATACAGTAACTAAATCTGTACCAGGAGTCCAACTGACTTGTCTGTCAACAAAGTCCCAGTTACGCATTGCCAACTTACAAAGTCTAACAGCGTAATCATATGCTTTGATAGATGCTTCTAATTCTCCGTCGATGTATGCCAGAACACCATCGATAAAATATTTCTCGATAGCATCAATAGTCTTACTGTTACCACCAAATCTTAAATCATGCTCAAGTGCTTCAACGACTAATCCAATGTCTCTATAACACTTAGTACCTAGAGTTCCCCATGATAGGTTTGGATATTCATTTTGAATGTAACCAAGAGTCTCAGATTGAATGAACGCTTTGTTCATTGCTAACTGGTTTGCAGAGTCAATCCATGTACCTTCTCTCTGGTAAATATTTCTGACTCTCTTCAGATATCTTGCATTTAGAGTTGCATTCTTAAACTCAAAATATCTACAATGGAATGTTACACCAGGAACTTGCTGTCCATCTTTAACACTAGGTCCTAATGGAGGTGCAGCAAATGTAATTTTGTTTCCATTGACTGTATATGCTCTTCCAGGTTCTTGTAAGATACCATCAAGAGTAATGGTCAATGCTTGCTCATTATATGGAGAGATAGTAGCACCAGTATTATCAACTAATGTAAATACGGTTCTACCCTCTAGATTTCCACGGTCTGTAAATGCTCCAGTGAAAGCTCCATTTAGATATAGTTCCTTCGCTCTGATCTCTGTCGTATTGAATGTCTCAAGACCAATAGATCCAGCACCACGCTCAATCTTAAGTTGCTCTGTTTTAATAACAGATGTAGTAACTTGCTTCTTGGTACTAACAACAGTGATTTTGTTTTTGTTAGGATCCCAGAGTTGTACGATACTAGTGCCGACTGTCTTCGTATTTGGAGACATAGGTACTGCAGAGTCTGACTCAACCAACACTTCTCCAAATAATTGGAAACCTGCAGGGTGAGTTGTCTTCTTAATTAACTCTCTCCAAGAATTAATTGAAGTACGAGACTTAACAACATACGAGTAATCTTGATAATAGAATGAATCAGTTAGTCTTTGGTTAGAAGAACTAACCACACCTTGGTCATCTTGGAAGCTTCCGATGTTGTCAAAATATGTTTTAATATTTTTATTAAATTTAGAATACGCAATGGTATCCAGTACAGCTGTGTTGCGTCTAGAAATGCCTAAAATTTCAATGTTTTCTCTAAACAATCCAGTGATGTCTTTTACGATCAAAATGTTGGATCCTTTTCTCCAAGAAACCACTTTTGCTCTAGCAGTTTCTACACCAGAATTTGTTTGAATTATTGTTTCGCCAATCCCAAATGCATCTTCTCTAAAATTAGATACTTTGAAAATATAATTTGATCTGATAGTTGAACTTAGAGTCTTATCATTATGGTAAGATCCACCATTGTTAATGATTCTTACATTTCTAGGCAAACCAATTGTTTCACTGGTAAGGTAAACTCTTACATCAGACTCAACAATATTAATTGTTGGTGGAGTAGTATAACCAGAACCAGGATGCTTAACTACAATACCAGTTACTCTTCCCTGATCTTGTACAACTTCCAGTAAAGCATTACCTTCAACAATTGCTTTTGCTTTCGAGTAGTTAGATCCATTGTTAGTTACTACGACAGCAGACAAAGATCCATCTACAATATCTGCTGTTGCCTTTGCAACATATGTCGGTGTTGGTAACACACCAGTTACAATAGGAAGTTTTCTATACTCGGTTCCAGTGTTGATTACATTGACAGTGTTAATCTCACCAACTGAGAACTGAGACATAGAGTTATACTTGATAACTCCTGTTCCGTCATGTGGAGCAGCAATTGTTGTGTCGTATACAATAGATCTTGGTGTAACATATAGTGCAGACTTCTTGCCTTGTAGGGGATCATCTACAACATTAAAGAATCCAGTTTCCGAAGAAGACTGACCATTCTTATCAAAGTAGTAATACTTAGAGTATTGTAATGCTTGTTTTTTAGAATATGAATTATTTGTAAGTCTTGATCCGAAACCAAGTTTTAAATCAACAATCCCACCATTGATTGTTCTTTCTGTAGTAACAATGTTATAATTGATACTTGGAGAAATTTCAAACGCTCTTCCATTCATAGAAGGGTGAGCAGTATTGAAACTATATTTGTAGAACTTCTTAATATCAATTACAGGGTTTCTTGTAAACTCTAGATTGTCAGAAGAAAATTCAAATACAGATTTTGCTGGTTCTATATCTAAAATTCTAACTAGTTTCTGATCAGCACTCTGATCAAAGAATACTGTGCTTAGAGAAACTTCATTGATTGTACTTAGAGTTTGATCATATCCAAATACAACTTCAGCAACTTGAGTTGACGCATCATATTCTTCGATGACTGGATCTCTAGGACTAGATCCAAGAGCAAATCCTTTTGGTAAATTAAATGCAGGTGCAATCTGTGTTAATGCAGCACCATCAAAATGTTCTACCGCAGTAGTTCCTAACTGTCCTCTCAATACAGTTAGTACATTGTCAGTTCTATTAACTACCTTTACGATCTCACTGCCAATTCTGATAAAATCATCTGCAGTGAATCCAGTACCATCAGCTACATTGATATCAGTTTCTTCTGCACCAAGACCAACATGGTCTACACGAATCTGAACACTACCAGTTGTTAGATCTGATTTTGAGAGATAAGCAGCACTAACTGTAAGGACATCACCTCTCTTGTATCCAGTTCCCTTCTTATCCGATCTTGGTGCTACAGATGTTACATATCCTTCAGGTCCAACAACTATACGCGCTGTTGCGTCCTCTCCAGATCCACCAAGTAGAGGTGCCTCTGCATATGTTTGGTTTGGTAGGTAGTCAGCACCACCAGTTAGGAGCGTCAGTTTACCAACACCAGTATCCGTGAGAACCGTTGCAGCAACTGGGATGTTGAACTTAATTTTTTGATAAATTCTACTTCTTACATAGTATAGTGTTGTTGATGATGAATCGTCTGGATTGATATCAACATCAATCACATCATTAACACCAACACCATGATCTTGACTGGTCTTCAGTATTGCAACATTGTTGTTAATGTTGAAAATAATCAAACCACTACTTAGAGAACCAACTTGGGCAACATTAACACCAGGAGTATCAAGTAAATTTGAACTTCTGATAAAATAGTCGTCTGTTGGTGTAAATGAACCAAATACTAGTCGTACTTTTACACTATTCTTAGAAATAGTAGTTTCTAGCACAATTCCTTGTGCAATTACTGATGCAGCACCATCAGTGTACTCAAGCATTGCACCAGATGTGTATGATGCATTCTCATCAAGAATTAAATTTAGTACAGTTGTATTAGAACTGAGTGTGTCTCCAGTAGAAAACTCACCACTTACATTTCTAAGTGCAAATTTCTTACCAGAGAATACATCACCAACAATCTCACCAGACGCACCAGTTACATCTTGAGTGATAGTATCACCATCAAACAAATATGCAGTGTTGGAAAGATTGACCAGTAGCGCCTTTGTAGATTGAGACTCAATAGACTCAACTTGTTTTCCTTTTACAGAAGATACTTCTGCAGTGGCACCAAAACCACTGGTAGATGTATTGTCAATGAATACTTCAGATCCTACAGAGAATGTATCGACACTAGAATAGATCTCAGCACCAGATACATTACCTCTTTCGATATCTTCAATAACTGCTACTGCCAGTTCACCATTAGCATCGATGTCAGCAGTTCTGAGTCTCGTAGAAGTCTTAGGAATGTCAGTATGAGACAATGCCTGTGTATAGTTTGAATCTCTAGGAATAGAATAATAGTTGTCTCCTAGGATATATGGGAACTGTGGGTCGTCATTACCATCAACAGTAATGAAGTATGCATAAGTTCCTTCTGGGTAGTCTGGAGTCACACAGAATCTACCATTGTTTTGATCTAGGTGTCCACTCTGGTGAACATAAGTATAATCTTCAAAAAATGAACCTAACGGATAAGTAGCAACAGCAGGTCCATTACTTCTTGCAATATTTTTAGTGTAACTAGAATCCATTCTTACAATGGAACTAGTAGGATCTAGAGCATCAGAAAAACCAAAAGCACCGTAAATAGGATTGCCATCATAAGCAAATCCTAAAATAGGAGAGTGGTTAGATCCATTATCGTTTTGTCTCAAAGCAGTTGGTGATGCATAGTATGCATACCCATAATCTTGAGAGATATCTTTGTTTTGGATAGCATAACCATTATTACTATCTAACTCAGACGAATATAGTTCATAACGATTCTTAGTCCATTGCAATACTTTAGATTCTGCAATAGCACCAGAACCAACAGCAATAACATCTACACGAATGTTCTCTGCTGTATAACCGCTACCTTTATTGATCTGAATAAAATCAACTAGTTGACCTGCAGGAGAAACTACAGCAGTGTAGTCAGCAAATCTTCCTTTACCTGCTAGATCTATAATTCTGATGACTGGTGAGGAAGAGTAGAACTCACCTGGGTTCGATACCACTAAACTAGTGATTTCACCATTAGTAATGATTGGTGTTACTACACCGTTTCTACCAGATACAACTTCTACTTGTGGGTTGCCTTGATAGTTGCCAGGATTGTCTACTACAATAGACTCAACAACCTGACCTGCCATTTTTGCTCTAGCAATACCAGCAGCACCGTCTACTAATACAAATGGTTCTCTTGCATAACCAGAACCCCTGTTGAGCACAGCGATCTCTTGTAGTGGACCATTGAATACTTTCTCAGTATCCTTGGCACTCATTGCAACAACACCATTTACAAAGATACCAACATCTCTATCGTTGGTTTTGTAAATCTCTGTGGTGCTTGTAGGTTGCTTTGGTATAATTCTTAATTGACGCTGATCCTTAATAGGAACATTCAATGTGAATGGGTGATCAGGGAATCCAGAAGATGCAATGTAATAGTCTGTGTCATCCTCGAAAACTGCAGATACACCAGAGTTTAGTAGTGGTAAACCAGATACTTTACCACTTGATAGATTCCATCTAATATTATTCTGAGAGTCAACAATTTTTTGATTCGTTGTCTCAAATCCTGGTCTAGAAATTTCTAGTTTTTCACCAGCAACTGCATATGGTTCTTTAGTCTCAGATTCTACTGAATATAAGACACCTAAGATTAAAATTGAGTCTGTACCTACATTGACTTCAGCAGCGTCATATACAAGACTGCCCGCAGTGTAAGAAGAACTGCCAGATCTGGTCTTGATGGTAAATTGATTGACATTTTTAGTTTCAAATGTGAAGACTTCGTTCTCAATGTAGAACTTACCAGTCTCACCCCATCCCATAGTAGAAAACACATCAACAACTGTGCTGCTGATGTCAATGTCTTCTGTTAGTTTTGTTTTAGATGAAATTACAAAGTCACCATTGACAGTTTCTTCTGCCAAGATAAATTCGTATAAATCAATACCGTCATATGTACCAGAGAATAGTACATTGTCGATGGTAGCAGAAGCGTAGTTACCATCTAGGTTTTGGACGATTTGTTTTCCAATAAATGACTCTGGAGAACCAGAAATGATTTTTACTTTTAGAGAATAGTTATTAGTCCATGTAGACTCAGATGACTTGAGTGTATAATCTCTAGGATATAATACCTCAGGGTTCTGGTCATTAGGAACTAGACATTTGAACAAAAACTTGATAGAGTTCTTTGTTCCCTTAGATTTGTAAAAATCACCGATGTTTTTGATCAGTGTTCTTTGATCAACCTTCTCATTTAGAAATGCTATAGGAAAGTCTGGTAAGTATTGTGCCTCGAAACTCTTCACAAGAGCAAAGAGGAACAGATTACTAATATTTTGTACAGTAGAACCATTTGGGTGGTCTGCTGCTTGTGTAGTTACAAATGTAGACTCATTATACAGATCTCCCAGTGTAGTGTTACCACTTACACCTCTGCTTACATGGAGAAACTTTGTATCGGTTCTTTCTTTGTAAAAACAAATTTCGTCGTTTACTGCTAAGTATCCTGATGTAGGAAACGCAGTGGCATCTACTACAGTAATAGTAGTATCAGTGTCTTGTGCAAATTCTGCAAGTTTAGTCTCTTGCTGCAGAATTTTCTTCTCATAAAAATCAATATTACGATATGTCGCAATATTGTTTGCAATGTCTAATGGTTGCCCTTGTAATTCAAGCTGCTCATAATACTTCTGCACGAACTTACCAAAAAGTTCGTACTCATCGCTGATAAATGCTGGAAGTTGATCTTCAATTAAAAGAGAGATCTTATTAGCAGTTTTAGGCATCTACTACTCTTTATATGCGACGAATTTACTCTTAGCAACATCAACATCCAGATATGCTTCTCTAAGTACAGAAACATCATCTGACGCTGGTTTTACACGCAACTCAATACGATTGTCTGAGAAACTTCCTTGGATAATAGTTAGATCATACATTTTGATCTCACCATGAACATAATCAATGTCACCCAGAGAGTCATTTAAGACAATTTTTTCACCAGTCAGTGCATCTAGTCTATATAGGACAATTTTGCCAGATCTATCCTCTAGATACACGGTATAGTTTGGATACTCAAGGGTTACGAATCCACTGGATGATACAACTGGATCGTCACAATCCGTTAGGAATTCATTCTGGTAACAGATCTCATAATATGATGTAGCATTTAGTTGTGCATAGAAATCTTTTCTGAGAGTTACTTCCGTCAAGTTTGAATTGATTGCTCTATCAGCATCGTCAATCACACCAACGAATTTGGAGTATCTGAACTTACCATTAAACTTCTCAGTATCAGAAGTTTTTAGATACTCTGTAATTGCACTACTGACTTTAGAAGCAACATCTCTTGGTAGTAGATTTGTCTTTGTTCCGTTGTAATAGATCTTGGAAGACAACTCCACATATAGAATAGATGGATCAACCAATACAGGTCTTACGGAACCCACTGAGTATTGCTTCAGATCCGCCTCAATCTGTCTCTTTGTGAATTGTGATAAGAACGATGCATCAGATGGTTTGATGGCAATGAAGACCTTACCGTAGGCAGGAGGGACTTGATCTTCTCCACCAAATACAATGATGTCGCTGATCGCTGGATATACATTACGAGCGATTACTTCATAGTCACTGCTTGTGACTGCTCTGTTTTGAGATGCAAAGTATTTTGGTGCAAGATACTTGATTTTGTTAATGCTCTCAATATCTTCACCACCAGATGCCTTCGAGACTGTAGTGATATTATTTACACTGTAAGGAACAGAGAGAACACCTACATCATCTAAGAAGACACCTGCAAATGAGAATGTACGCGCACCATTAGACTCTTTTCCATTGGTCCTCACATAGTTCATCTCAACAACTTCGCCGTCTTCTAACTTACGACCTAGTACACCATCACCAAAAATAACTTGATATCTCTCATCTTCAATTTCATTGACAAAAAATACCTTAGCATCCTTATCAATACTAGGATCTAAGATGTTGTCAACACGCTTGTATGAATCATTGATTGTACTAGTCTCAGATTGAAATACATTTACCTTCAATGTATTCAAGTCTGCACTAGAATTCTCAATTAAAAACTTTTGAGACTCAGATACACTATTGACTACAGTTCTTGACTTAACCTGAGTTCCTTCTACCAATTCTACTTCTGTAAATGTAGCAACACCGTTTGCTACTTCCGCCCTGGTATCTTCAACTACAATGTACTGATATACACTGTCATCGTAGTTAGTGATAAAACCAGTTCCCTTCTTCAGAGTGATAAACCCTGGTGCGTTGTTAGGGATGCTAACATTAAATGATAATACTGTCTTTGGAGCAGTAATTGACTTCGGTGTGTATCCTAACTGTTTCGCTAGTGTAACAACATTGTCTCTCAGTGTTGCACTATCGAGAAACATCTCGTTTACCACCATGTTCGTATTGAACGCAGTGTAGTATGTGTTATACGCTAACACATCTAATAGTTGACTGAGCACAGAACCATCAAAGTCATAGTCTGTGAAATCAGACTGCGCTCTCATGTATTCCTTTAGCGCAGTTTTAATCTCAGAAAAATCTAGATTATTGAGCTGAGTGTATGGCATTTATCTTGTGCGGGTCAGGAAGAACTCTACAGCAATTGGTGCAATCTCTGTACCAACAACCTCAAATGACAACTCCACATTAAAACCATTATCATTATAATTAGGTGCTGTGTTTATTTGCACAATCTCAATTCTAGGTTCAAATGTTTTTAGTGTTTCACGAATCGATGAATTAATAAGTGCTGCAGTAGCAAAATCTAATGGCTCAAATAAAAAGGAGCGAAGACCACTCCCAATATTGGGTTGGAATGGTCTCTCTCCTTGATCAGTTAATAGTAATGTTGTGATCGCTTGTTTGATTGCGGCAGCATCCTTAGTAACAACCAGATCATCAGTAACTGGATGCTTCTTAAAACTAAGATTCAAATCCTTGAAGGATTGTGTCAGAGCTTTTGCCACAATATAAGTAGAAGATTACTTCTTATTTAGTCACTCCGTCCAACGCTCAACAAAATCGTCCATATCCTTCTTACGACGCTTTTGATCTGCAATTTGCTTAAGATACTTTTCACTGTCAACTTCAGTGATCAGTGTCATGCCGCTACGAATAAACTCATCACCTTTATCTACAGATCCGTCCAGGTGTTGTGGATGTCCCATCATTTGTTCTCCTCCGTTAGTAGTTGTGGATCAGAACTTTTAGTGGGGTTGCTATCCCGTTCTGCTGGTGTGGTCCAAAAATAATCATCGGTGTCTCCAAGGCGTCCCCAGGCGGTTCCGTTCTCTACTTGGTATTCTATAGTCGATACCTTGAAGTCGGGCATCAGGGGCGTCTCAGGTGTGATAGAGAGATCGTATACACGCATCCTATTATTAGGATACAAAGCAAACTGACCATTCTCTAATGCAATGCAATTATGTGACTTGTGCTCGGCGGGCACTTCACTCACATTATTATCTATAACATCAATGTTCGCGTGATAGTTATCTAATGTAAACAAATACTCACCGCGCATCAAACCATGGTCTCTAGTTCTCAATTCAATATCCATAGAACTAATAAAACCTTTATTGATGCATCCTACACCGTAGTCCATACAGTTCCAGAATTGTAAATTGGGTAAATCCATATCTACATTCGGAGTTTTCGGCGTTCGGAGGAACGCGCTTATCGGTAACTTATCATACAAAGCACCATACTCAGGTAGGTAAGTCTCAAAGTAAAAAGCACGCCCAGGTATCGACTTTGCAGATACCCAGACGCCTCTAACAAACTCACCATGCCCATCCTGATGGTCGCGAAGATATTCTCTACGGACCCATACAGTCACAGCAGGCAAATTACAAATCAGATTCATTTCTCTGTTTTCGGATAGTATACTTCAACATATGAATCACACTTAGGACAGTGGAGGTTAGTTACAAAACTATAATCTTCGCAGAGCTCACAATCAGTGTCTCCACCCCAGATAAGTTCTGTATCACAATGCCAACATCTCACCTGCCCTGACCGCGATAACGCTTGCGCTTGCCGTTGCGAGAGGTGGCACTATATTTCGTGTGCTGCCCAGAACCCTGACGAGTGCGCTTGGGTTTGGATTCGATGGTGGGTCCGCCACTGAGACCAACTTTTGCTCGAGCCATAATTTAGGTTATTGTTTTGTACCGATTAGTATTGTAGGATAAGGAGTGACTCCTGTCAAGTCCCTAAACTTAGGTGTGCCACTTGGAGCATTGACTGTATCACCACTGACAACGACTCGCTTGCCTTCAAAGAAGACAGTGGTGTTGACCTTCCCAAGGATGTTGAGACGCTCCAACGGTGGTGGGACAGGTGGTAGTATATTAGGCCATGTTCCTGGAACAGGTAGCGGTGGTCTGTCAGGATCGACAACCAGCATCGGCACACCTGTTGGTGCTTCCTTTGTAGCACCTGTTCGCAATGTCTTTAATTCTGTTGGATAGTTCGCAGCACCTTGAATAGGATACGCTGGATACTGGGCGCTGATCTCATTCCTAGTCGATGGAGAGTCCAACGCAGCTCCAGTAACAATCGTACCCTCTAGAGGGTAATCTATACCAGCAACAGGCGAATCATCAGTTGACATACTTACCCATCATTCTGATTTTCTCATATAGATCATCCAATGCTTCAGAGATCTTCATGTAACTCTGGGAGTGGGGCGGCTTGTACATCAATTGGGGGTTTTCTAAAGCCTTCACCCTCAGTTCCAGTCTCTCTAATTTCTCGTGCAGCTTTAGGAGTAGCTCTTTGCACTCGTGCGTCGTCAATTGGGTTTCTTGAGTCATCATCTTGTCCAGTGAATCGTTGTGCTGCAGCTGCTTCAAATTGATCGCAGAATGCATCGAAGTTATTCAGTATATCTTCGTAGAAGTTGTTTTTGGTCATAGTCCCATCATCTTTCCAAATGTGGTTGCTTTTCCCCTCCCTGGAAGATCCTTCAGTGGATCGTTTGCAGGGTCCTTGCTGAACCTCAGGTCCATTTCCAGATCATGGAATTTTTTCTCCAAGGCGTCAATGCGCTCATTGATTTTTCTCAAGGTATATGTTAGTTCAGAATCCATAACGACTTTTTGGGCGAATTTTTTGCTGGGAAATTTTTTTAGATTTCATGGTTTTAAAAAAACCATTTCCAAATATATTTATCGGTCGCTGGGGAACCTTTGTAGGTTAGGAAGGACCCATGTTTTTCGCTTGGCGCCCCTTACATATAACAAAAGGGGGCAAATCACTGCCCCCTTAGTGTTAATTAGTGGACTTACAGTCTGGGCTCGCCAGTAAAGATGTAGGCGCCGCAGTCCATGCCACTATGTGATCACAACTCCCACATCATTTCATTCATTTCATCTGCATCAATCGCGGGGTCATTCCACTTAACGCCGTCACCTGTCTCACCCAACATGCGACCGATCTGTCCATCCATCATGCAACGGACGAAGCAGTCCCATGGGGTCTCCAGTGTCTGGCGATAGGTCACACATGCCTTAGCGGTGTTGTAGAGAAACTCATCGTTGCCGATCCAGAGGGAAGCGTTCCAAGTTTCGTAGTTTGCCCAACCGTTGTAGGTAGTGTCGCTCATGATGTCCTTTGTTGTGTATGTACTAATTATAGGCGGGCATACAGGAAGTGCCACCACGCATGTGGCAGTTTACCCACTGTCCCAATGACCTGTCCCCTGCGATCATCAATGCTAAGATGTCACGCTTGCGAGTCTTGAAGGTGTACTCTGCCGAAGGGGTCTTAAACCAGCGCACTCTACAGGTGCCCGTGAAGGGGTTGACTCTCAGCGTCCACACGCTGCGGGAGATGCTGGGAGAGGTGCAGGAAATGTCAATCATAAATGGGGGCGAACAGTTGGTAGTAGAAGTCGTCGAAAATTTTGAACTGGTAGGAGGTCTCTGTTAGTGCGTCATCCTGTCCAGCGTTCCAGCAGTCTAGCACTGCGTCGTAAGTTTTTTCTGTCATGGCGGGCATCAGTGGCGGTCGCTGATGTTCCAATATCCCCAGTTGTCATATCGGGGGGCGGGTTCCAGACCCTGACGCACACGCTCGCGGTATGCTGTCTCTGCTGCCATTTGCTTTCTGATGCTGTCCATCGCTGCTTGCATGATGGGTGAAGGGTTCTCATTGTGAAGGAAGAGACCGTCTTCTGATTTGATGAGTTTGGTTTTGTTCATGTCTTTATTATAGGGGGCGCTGCCCCTAATTGGTGACAGGGTAGACCACTTCGTCAGGTGTCACACGAACCCACTTCATTGCTGCCTGTGTGCCTATCTTCCAGATCATGGCGTCTTCACCCAGTTCAGCGGCGAGACGGTAGGCGGCGTTCATGTTGGTGGCATACTCGCAACCGTGCCCGTCCAACTTTGCCCACGATGCAGGTTGCACAGCGAAGAGGCGCTGTCCCTCGGTTGGTCGTTTGATTTCGTTCATGCTGCTTTGTTTAATTGTTTTGCTATGTTGGACGCCACGAACGGGCGGGGTCGATATGGTATGGTTATTTGCTTACCCGAAGGGTGGCGAAAAACCATGTGCTTTGATCCGTTACGGTGCAGGACCCAGCCCCGCACCTTTGCAAGTTTGACCAATTGCTTTGGCGTCATGTCAGACGAAGGCGGTTTCCGTTTGCAGTTCAGAGATTAGCACTGCTTCCTGACGGAAGGCGCGTTTGTAATCATTCGCAACATCTACGAACAGAGGCATCATCTCAGCGACCTGAGACTCAGGCATCTCAATGTAGAAGATTTTGGTCTCCTCCATCTCACCTTTCCAAAAACCGACGCCATCGATGAAAGTACCGAATTCAAACCGTGGCATGATGCTAGTACGGATGAACTCGTTCATCATTCCGTCGCTGACTTTGCCACTGTCGGGGATGTTGCGTCCCATTGTGATTTCGAGTCTGATCATGCTGTCCTTTGTTGTGTATACAGTTATTATAGAGGATGGGGCAGACCTTGCTACCCCTACTGTGCCACTACCACAACTGGTCTTCAAACCGTTGACGGGCGATCCATTCGCAGTGTTCAATGAGGGCGGCGTCTGTCATAGTGTCCGCTATGCCCGATTGCTTCATTGATGCCATTTCCTCGTCATAGAATTCTAATAGCATGTCTTCATGATGGGGACTACTCATATTCACCCCCGTGAAATGCTTCATGTGCATCTAGGACGAAATCAATAATTTCATCTGTAGCACTGCAACTGAATCTATCACAGAACCAGTCGAGGGTCATTTCTGCTGACCACATTGTGTCTAGCATGAATGCTTGAAGTTCAAGCAGGTTGTCATCGTTGATGACTGCGTTGATGTTTTGTCTCATGTGCTTATTATAGGGCAAGGGGTCAGCAGTTCAACCCAGGCTGTGCCACTACGGGAACTGGTCCGTATATGTGGTTCATTAGGTCCCGCACTCTCTCGCGGTCTATACTGTCACCGTCACCCCAGTCCCAGTGATCCATTGCATCATTACACCTGTCGAGGTACATTAACAATGCATAGGAAATTTGTTCCTTAGTTCTGTTCTGTGCATACATGCCACCCTGACCATAATAAGAGTAGACATAGTTGATGAATTCGTTGAAGTCTTTCATGTTAATTAAGCAAATAGTGGACGCATGTACTCTTTAAATTCCTCGCGCTTAGCATCAGCAAGGACCTTTAACTCTGTTTCAGAGAGATGCTTATATCTGAAATCTGCTTTCATCTCATCATAACATGCCTGACTTATTCCTTTGTCAGTGATGTCATATTCATGAAGTTGAATGTGCTTAAAGAACATAATAAAAAAATCCTGTACATCTATACAATAGACGATCAGGATTTAAATGCAACACATAGTGTGCCACTTTTAAGATTGGACGGTGTAGTCAATTTCTACATTGCTTTGTGTGCTATCATCAAAAAAGAGTTCATTGTCATCCTGTAGAAGTGATTCAGCAATCATTTCTTCATTAGTCATAATACTCTCCCTAGAAAATACACTACTAATTATAATGCTTAAGCACCTTTTTTGTCAATATAAAAATAAACCACGGCAAAAGATGATCGTTCGTCGATGTCGGAACGTACTTCATTATTGTGGGGGTAAGGGTATATTAAAAAGGGGGAGCAACGCGGCTCCCCCATATATTATATCATGCTGCTCTGAATTCGTAACCGTTGATGAACTGGTATTGCTTACCGCCATCCATCACATACCACACAAAATCTTTCTGAAATACGCCATCAGTGAAAGCGTTACAGAATTGGTTGATGATTGCATTAAGTCTAGACTTAGTGGTGTTGGATTGCCATCCACCATCAAAGATCTTAACGAAGTCATCACCAAGGGTAGCGATGTGGTTGCCGTGCAAATGTACATAGGTCATGCCGTTGCAGTTGGTGACTTCTGTGTTACCAGATCTCCAATCCTTGCAGTTGGCGATGGCGCTGTTCATTTGCTGTTCAATCTTACGCATGAGAGTCGGTGTTGTGTTGACTCTTTTAATATGACACAAAAAATCGAGGTGTGCAACCACTAGTGGACAGTTCAATAACTGTCATAGTATTCATCGACCTCGCGTTTGAATTTGTTAACCTTCTTTTTGGATTGCCGCCGAATGTTTTTCACTTCATAACCGAAGTCTTCAAAATCATCCTGCAATTCTTTATACTTACTGGACTCGTACTTACCGTGTCTCTTACCCATGGTCTAGTTTGTATTACTCTACTGCCGAAAGTGATAATTATTTAGTTTCAGTTAGATATCCATCTTTAATCTGGGCATGTAAGAATTTACCCATAGATCCATTGTCTCTGAACAACACTTTCAGGATCTCTTCTTGTAGTTGTTCGACGAATAGTTCAGTATTTTTAGCAATAAATGAGTATTCTTTACTATTATTGCTATTATACACAATTTTGACAGTATTATCAACGATTTCAACTGATTTTACAGCTGAACTGTTGAATTTATCGTAAATCATGACGCTTTTGTCTTAAATACGCAAGTGGTTAAATGTTAAAAAATGAAAAAACTCAAAAATCTTAAAATTTAACTTTTTAAGAATTCTGAAAAACTCAAAAAACGCAAAAAGTGAGATTTCTGTATTTCCATGAATTCATTATAATGGCATTCTGAGGATTTTGGAGGTTTGGGTGTGCCACTTTGAGGACTGGCACATTCTCGGTTGACTTTCGATAGGTCGCGTGCTAAGCCAGCATCTCCAGAGTACCTTTACAGTATCTTCACAGTATCTACACAGCGTACATGGTATATTTTTTTATATATTTCTAATATATTTGGTATCACCATGTACAATCACTTAAATCCCTTACTATCACTGGCGCGGACAGGAGGCAAATCATTAACAATTACATGTGACAGGTGCTTAGTCTTTGACCAACCGAACCAGTATGATCTCATCTGTTCATAGTCATCAAATGTAAGTGTTTTTTTGTTCTTAAACACTACTGTGTAAGTGTGTCTATCATACAATCCATCACTTGTTTGAGTGTAGTATTGTGGATCAGAGGGTTGGATCAATTGTGTCATCGTATTTGGATGCTCGTTTACCTTTGTATACTAGATCATCATAGTCACGAGGGAAACAACAAACTAGTATGTGATCTTTCTTATGTTGTGATAGACCATCGAGTCTAGGTTTAGTTCCTATCTCTATTGTGACATACTCATCACATGAGAAATAGACCCATCCTTCTAACTCTTTCCATACAACATAGTCATTTACTTGCGGTTTGTATGTCATGGGTGTAATGACTTCCATACTGCTTCAATGTGCATGTTACCTTTAATGTATCCACTTACTATGATAGTAATAGTGAATAAGAATACTGCTACTAGTGATAGTACGAGTGGTACTGTTGGGTTAGCATTAGTATTGTTCGCCATCTTTTGCTTTAGCGGCGCTGTGTACTGTTTCGACTACTGTGTATATCATTTCAGTAGTGGGCGACATGTTGGTGGTCACAATGATCAGACCAGCAACAGCGATGATGGCAGATGTCCACCAATAGTGCTTTGTGATCAGGGTCGTCATGATGTAGTGTCGTATAGGTATATTATACCATAGATGGGTCAACTGTGTCGAACATATCGTTGAATCCTGACTCCACCAGTCAGTGGGTCAGTCAATGGTACACTGGTGTGACACATCAATTTGTAGTCTCGTGGTTTAAGGTTGGATCGTTCGATCTGGTCAACAGCATGGTCAAAACACATGAACCATGATAGATTGAATTTGTCTGTTCGTGGTTCGAGACGCCATGGCATACTCCTCACTGGAAATAGATCTGTGTCTTTGCATCGAGTATGCTTAACACCACGATCTTTTGTTTTAGAACCACTTACCTTTCGTTTTGAGGAAGTCTTTTGTTGTGTGGCGAGTGATTTCAGGTTCTTGTCCAGACTTTGTTGTGTCTTGGATGATGATACTGTCGCCTTCGACTTTCCACTCGACTTCTGTACCCGCTTGCCACTGGAGTTCTTGGAGGATGTAGTGCGGGATCGTGATGTAGAGGTCTTTCGTGTCGTCATACTGTTCAATCTTGAATGTATCCATTCTCAGTTAACCATTTGCGAGTGAGTGGTGTCGGTTCATATTCTGTCCACATGGACCCACGAGCACATGCCTGGAGTGCTTTCATAGTCATGTCCTCTGTACGACCTGCCCATTGTGCTTCCGCTTCCCATGGTACAGCAGATGCGGGATAGGTGCGCTCTGCCATGACACGCCAGATCATAGGGACATCTTCCTCTGGTTTGATAATAGCAATTAAACTATTATCAATGGTGCCTGCCATACAGTCCTGAGCAGCGTGCCATCCTTCATGTCGCATCAATTGCATCAATACATGTGGTTCATTCATGTATCTCTTATTGAGATATACATTGTTACTCACAGTATGATACACACCACGATGCATGATGGGAAAGTATCGTGAGTCAGCAAGATATACTTTGATGCCAATCTGATTCATTGTCATCAACATATTGTTGAACTCATTGGCATGACGAGTGAATCGTTCTGGGTTATCATACTGTGAACTAATGTCCAACAGTGAGAACACTTCATCTACATCCTTCTTGCATTCTCGTACAAGCATACAACCCATTGAGTCCATGCTATTGTATCCTTGGGTGATTTTATCCTCACCTGCATTGACACTGGTAGTACCTAGTAGTAGTGCTGCTGCGATTGTGTTAAACAGTCTGATCCGATGTGCCATAGTGATAAGTATAATTCAAGAATGCATTGATGTTTGGTTTAACTCCGAGTGACAAGCAGCACTCATACCATGAGTCAAAGTCCGTCTGGAGTGTCTTGCTCAGAGCAATTTGGACATAGTTTTTTGATGGTGTTGATGTCATGTAGGATTTTCTCTGCGAGTGCTTTGTCACCATCGGCATACGCTTTCATGTAATTAAGTACAAGAGAGCGTAGTTGCTCCTTAAGTTGTGAGTTCGTCATACAGTGCTACGAGTTCGTCACTATTGTAAAAGTGAGTTTGCTCGTTTATATAGTTGTTGGGGTCCAACCACTCAAACCACTCATCAGCAAAACAAATAGCATCATCAGTGCGATTGTCAGCGATCAGTTCACGAAACCGTTCTACTACCCACTCACAGATAGCATCACGGTTCTCAGAGATTTGCAGAGCGAATTCGTTGTTCATTGCTTGTTAAGAGTGAGTTGGTTGTTCAGGTGGTCGTAGGAGACAAACTCTGTCCCTCGGGGCAGAGACTCAATGATAGCACGAGTGAACTCAAGAGTAAAGCGTGACTGGTATTTCCAGAACAAACGATACAATTTGTTATGTGGTTCAACAATGGTGTCCACTCGCACAGTATACTCACCACGAGTGTATCGTGCTGGGAATGGCATCAGCAGTTCTTTGACATGACTGACAACAACAGGAGAGCAGCGTTGCTGCTTGTTGACTTGATTACCTAAACGCAAACTCATTTTACAAATACCTCTTTGTTGAATTCTTTAGTAAGATCTACTGTCTGTTTGAGTAGATTGCAGATATGAATCACATAGTCTGCTTCATTGTCATCCATGCCACGCTCAAAGTCGAAGTCATAGGATGCGTCCCAATCGGGTGTGCCATCCATCTTAACAGGTGCTCCGTACATATATCCATCTTCTTCCATCGCATATGCGTTGCCGTCAGCAACAATGTAGAAATCTGGGGCGTTCATGGTTGGTAAGTGTGAGTTGGTATGATAGTATTTTATAAAAGAAATGAGCGTTTGTCAACTCATGTAGAGATAACCTCCCGCCCAATCAGCAACTTCAAGACAACGCTCGCGGGATTCTTCATTCAAAAGATTGTAGCGAACATATTTGGCAGGTCCTTTCCAACCTGCTGGTTTGTAGACATCACCAGTGTTACGATCGATGAATGCATGTACAGACTGAGAACCACTAGAGTCCTTCATGATAAGTTTGTAATACTTACGACCTTTGTCAAGGTAGAAGTCATAATCAGCATTGCCTGCCTGGAGAGAATCGATCTGAGACTGGTGATAGTCAATGCTATGCTGTTGAGTAGCATTAGCAAGAGAACGCTTCTGACTACGGATGCTATACTCAATGAAGTCGGTAAGCAATGCCATGCACAGTTCGTGACTGTGTTGGGTAACTTGTGATTGTTGAGCAGTTGCGGTGGTCATGATGCGTTCTGTGTTGTGTATACAGTTATTATAACGGTCAGTTGAGCAGTGCCAACACCTCAGGTGACAGTTCCTCAACTGTCCACTGGTCGCTCAGGTCAGGGATGTCATCATCCCAATCTACCTCAGCAGAATCAATCAGGTCAAGCAGTTTACGATCGAGCAGAACTTCAGCAACGGTAGTCATAGTAATTTGGAGAGACTAATGAACAGTAGAAAAGTGAGCATGATTACCACATCATACGATTTAGTGCGTATGAAATATGGCAGGGAGACTAGATCTCCTATAAAGTGGAGTGCGACTCCACCAATTACGCTAACATGTAACACAACAAAGTATGCTACAACTACACACGCACTGCCTGCAATGCGTAGATTGACATCATAAGTCATGGGCGAACAACCACATCAGCAGGGACACGAGAGACTGTGTAACGACGGATCTGACTGCCATACTCACGCCATGCCTCTACAGTCTCGTTCACGATGCGATTGTGTTGACGATCCATACCCTTAGCAGTCTTACACTTACGCTCCTTACGGAAATAGATGATGGGATGCTGGGGTGACTCGAAAGTGTCGATCTCGATCTTGTAGTGGGAGTAGGTCATGACCTGTGTTTCGCTGACTCCGTTAGTATAGGTCAGGTGGCGTCGTTGAGGGCATTGGATAGACACTCCTGTAAGTGTCCCTCAAGTGCAACATCATTCACATTGTGACGAATTGCAAACGATTGACTGTCATGTCGGTTCATAGACCACATACTATCAATCAGGAACCTAATCTGATCTGTATTCAGTTCAATCTGTAATGTGATAGGTTTGGGTCTTACAGGAAGTTCAACACCGAAGGTGTGAGCGGACGCAAGATCTGCATCGCTGTATAAGGGGTCGTTTGACATAGTTCTACTGGGTCGTTACCCATGCGCTTTGCATTAATGGGTGGATAGAATTGTTTGCTTTTTTTGTGGTAGAATCCCCAAATTGTAGAAACAGATGCACTGTTAAAAATGTATTCACGATGATGGCGCAACCATATAGCAATAACACCGCGTTTGTGTTCCTTAAATTCATAAGAGTATCCATCTGGTGGTTTATGAGTGAATTCTATCATGTGACACAAGCAAATGGGGATCCGTGTACAGGTTGTGTGTGGAAATCAGTGACACTGTATCCATAACCATGAATACGAGAGTTTGCTTCCTCACGCAATGCCTTACGAGTGATTATAGACCGAGAGATGGTCTCGATGCCATAATATTTGACATGCTTAACAATAAAGTTAGGAGACACATGTCCGTCTGCCGTCATGCATGGATAGAAATCCACTACCATGTGACCTTCAGGTGACTTGAGTTGCATGGGGTTGTTCGCTTGACTCTTCTAATATACATGAAAAAGGGGCGGTTGCCCACCCCTTGTGCCACTAAATCAACTGTCACTCATACAAGGGATGACATCGATAGGACCTGTTACCTTTGGATCGTTCTCTAGATGTTTAATGAAATTACAAATGTCATCTAGATCATACATTACAACACGCTGTTGTGCTGAGTAACCTTTCTTCTTTAGTTTTTTCCAAGTAATAGCGTACTTCTCAATCAAAGTGATGAACCTCGTTGGAACTTGGCGATGTCTGCCAGTGTGATTCTAGCAGCATAGTTATATGATTTACTGCCATCATCATGCTCTGTAACATCCTGCTGTGCTGCCAAGTGACCATATGCGTCATCAAATGCATCAGCAGGACGGTGACCCTGCATCAGATCATACAAATCAGATGCTTTATCAAGTTCCTTACGATGATAATCAATGTTATCTTGAATTGCCATCAGCATCTGCTCATAGCAAGCGCGAGCATCTAGAGTATCATCATTAAGATAATCATCAACACACTCTTGCATACGCTTATTTCTCTGTTGTGAATAAGATTCCATTAATAAAACTCCTGGTTACGGCGTGAATCCAAGTATGCGAGGATTTCTCCGCGCCATTCGAGTAACTCATGATAACATAGTTGCTCATGTGCATCTTCTCTCAGTTCATGGTCTGGTTTGAGGACACTCTCATAGAATAGATTGAATGCATCTCTGCGCTTTTGTGATTTAGTCTCCATGAATTTTACCTAATGTACATTCTATGTAAAGGACAGAACACTGCTTTTAAGTCTATCATTTGATATCTTAATGTATTCATCATCGATTTCATACCCAATCCAATCTCTATTCAGTGATTGTGCCACCAGTGCAGTGGTTCCTGATCCCAGAAAGGGGTCTAGGACCGTCTGTGATGCCTGTGTAGTGAGTTGGATACAGTTGCGTACCAACTGCTCAGGGAAGGGGGCAGGATGCTGCTTCTGACGATCGGGTGGAATCACCCATACCTCACCACGATATTGTGGATCAACAGCATCACGGAACACCTTGGGTTTCTTCTTACAGAACCAGTAGATATGTTCTGTGCATGGCACTAAGATATCATTGCGGATGTTTGGAGAGTTGCGTCTGTCCCAAATAATAAGTTGATACAACTGTGCCGCACTATGTGCAATGAAATCAGTGGGTAGATAGCATCTGTTTTTGTGTCTGCGTGGTTTATGGTTGAAAAATATACTACCATCATCTTTGATGACGCGGTGACACTCATCCAATACTGCTACCATCCATGCCTGATACTCTTCCTCTGGCATATCATCACCATAAGAAGAGTAATCGATGTTGAACTTACCCCATATTTGATTACCACGCTTAACATTGCCAAGCAGACCTTTCTTATTGTATGGTGGTGATGTAATAATACAATCAATAGAGTTGTCATCCAACTCCTTCATACCCTCAAGACAGTCTTTATTGATAATCATACAAATAGATGGAGGTGAATGTGCCACAGCACATTATAGCGGTTGCTCTTCGATTTCTTACCTTCACGCTGAAAGTGAAAGTATGATTTGCCTTGCTTGTTCTTCAAGTGTATACCACCAGAGAGGAATTTCCACTCAGCGTCTTCGATTTTATCAATGATCTGCTGATATGTCAACTCATATTCTTTATGCTCTAGGTGATTGTATACAACATGGGTGATGCCATCACCATTGCTGATGATAAGATCAACAACCTTACGCTTGTTGTTGTTAAGGAATTCTTTGAATGCTTCAATTTGGTCATCATCAATCTGTTTAATTGTACGGCGATCCTTGCCGTTGTAGTTATAGTCTGCATTACCACAGAAGTTGCGGATAAATGCAGCAGCGAGACCAGTAATACCAAGGGTCTCCATGAAATGTTTTTGAGTAGTAAGATGCACCTGAGTGGATGTACCACTAGCATTCTTAATACTCTTATTGTTTACACCATCAGTGCCATCAACTTTAGTACGAGAACCACCAATTTGCTGCAGTCCATGTGCATCACAGATTGCTTTCTCTTTAGGACCAGAGTATTCTGCTCTAATCAGAGCACCCTTCTCTTCCTTGGTGAGCATGTCGTATGATGTTTTTGGTGGTGGAACTGTAAAGTCTGGCACGATAGTAACTTGGGTATGGATTTAATATACTACATTACATGCTCATGTGCAAGCATGGTAGACACTTCAAGAATTGGACCTACTACCCCACCTAAACATCTGACCTGTGCTAAGTTCATCATCAAATGGAGGTCGAACGCTCTCATGTGGCACTACATTAAAATTGAATGCAAAGATAGTTCTAGGTTTCTCTGATTCATTTGGTCTGGCAAGATGGTCAGCATATGCAGGAAACAATATTAATGTACCTTCATTACAGTTAGGTATTTCAATCTGCCTCTTCTGACCATCCCAGAAACTAGGCAATGGTTCATAGAATACAGTAGATGTATGCTCACTAGGATCAAAATCTACATAGCATGTTGCAGAAAATCCTTTGTATCCATGATTATGAATACCTTGCTCCATTCCTTTGAATGATGTTTGTGTCCAACCAAGTGTGATTTCATATGAAATAGCACCAAGAGTCTTAGCGAAGTTTAAAATATCATCACCAAAGATATCTTGCACTGCTTCACATGCAGGTTTCAACCTATCAGGATTTGTACGAATAGTATCGTAGTTACTCATAGGTTGATAGCGACCCTTTTGATATGGGTGCTGTTTAGTAAACTCGTAGATCTTTTGTTTTTTATTTTCCCAGTCATTCAGTTGCACAACTGAACAGGGCCATGGAAATAATTGTTTAATCAACTGCATCAACTCCAACTATATCTTTGACTGGCACTTCATGCTCTCCTGCGATAAGATACCAGTGCTCACCCTCACGCACTCCGAGATACTTTATCTCGCTTGGGGGCATATCGTTCTCTCTTAATATTGCTTGTAGTTGCAAGTGCAGCAACTCGCTGTTCGTTGGCACACTCAATTTCTCGTCGCCAGTGTTGTCTGATTCGTTTGTATTCTGCATTGTTTGCCACGATGTCGCGTACTTTCTTAAAGATCTGAGCACTCTTATTATAGTCACAGGTCCAGTGATCAGATTCCTGAGGGCGGACTTCACCTTTACTATCATACTTCTTTCCACTATGATGGTTAGCATATCTACGAGCACGAGTAAATCCCATCTCCAGGAATTTACGACACATATCCATGCCTACAAAATCTTTAGCATCTCTGTAATCGAGATACATTGCATATATCTTGTTAGCAGACTTTACTGCAACATCAGGAGTTCGGAACCGCCAATGAGCACAAATGTCGTCTGTATAAGGCCGTACCAATAGAACTCCTTGTTCTCCCCGACCAATACGATAAAGTTCGTGAGTTTCTGGATCTGTAAAGTCAAGTGACTTGTAGTCGAGTTCATAACAAAACTCAAGCATAGTGGTGTGCTAGTTCAGAACCAGCATAGCATCACGCTACTATGATGTCAAGCGTTGTCCCAGATAATATCTCCATATGCATCCACGACATATGCATGGATGAAATGATCAGAGTCTGGACACTCGCTCTCCTTAGGGAACCACGACCCTGCCATCAATGAAGCAATATTCTCTTCATCAAACTCTAATGTGTTAAACTTACCTTGCTTGATAATATCCATGACATAATCATCAACAAAGTCTGCATAAAATGCAGTTACAGTTGCTTTCTTTGTTGCATCTAGTGCATTATATGTAATGAGATCAAAATATACTAGTGTTTTTTGATATCTCTGTGCATAACATGCAACTAAATCGAATACTTGTAGTTCTTTACCCTCAATAATCATTTCCATCCTCCTTTTAGAACCCACTCGTCATGGTATTGGTTTTTCCAACCACTACTGATTCCATAGGATGGTTGAATCACTTGCTCAATGTACCTACGATTTTCTTTTGCAATATTTAGACTCTGCTCTTCTAGAGTTTTCACTCGTCCATCTATTTGCGAGGACCACCAGACAGCACCTGCACCCTGAACGAGCAGGAATGATACAATGGCAAAGGGAATTTTAAAATCACTCATCGTTCTCAGTATCCAGTTCTTCTTCTACCTTAGTAATTAACATTTCCAACCATTGCTTTCTGTCAGCAAGTTGACTTTCGGTTAGATCTGTTTCACCAACACCAACATCCTCAACAGCATTTGCATTCTTAAGTTTTTCATACTCAAGTAATAATGTAGCGAAGTAGTTGTTCTCTGTTAGAGACTTCAGAACTAGGAAGTTTGCAATCTTTTCTCTGAATAGTTTGAGATAGTGTTTTGAGATAGGCAACCACTGATCATCAGTTGCAAGATACTCTCTATCAGGATAGTCTTCAGAATATATTTTCTTGAAAAAGTCAGGAGAAATTGGAAACTTAACTCCTTCTGGGTTGGTAGAGAACTCACTTGCAGTAGTTAGATCTCTAAGTTTAGATCTATACAATGTATACTGTGCTTTAGCATCAGCATCAAGTGGAGAATCTACTGCCAACGCCCAGTCAGTTTCTGATAGTAAGAAGTTTCTTGCCAATCTAACAGTGAAAGGAGATACTTTTCTCTGCTTACCATACATACGAGACAGTTCCGTTTGGAACTCTTCATTCTCGATAGAGTCAATTAGATAGAATGTTTCTACTAACTTATCTCTTACTTGCTTTGCCTGCTCAACATCAACCTGCTCCATTTCATAGTCAATCCACTCATACTCACCAGTTTTGAAGTTCTTGATGAATCTTCTGCGCTTAGCATAGTATGTGTTATTGGTGAACCAACTAAACATGATTAATTTATCCTTATCACTATCCCACAAAGGATAGAGAAAAGGCACCAGTTCATCCTGCCAATAGTTGTCGGGGATGACCTTGATGGTTCCATTGTAACTGATTTCTTGCTGTACAGTATCCAACTGTACTTGCAATACAGGAATATCAGCGGAGTTGAAGGTTGACATATTGCTGAATATAGTCTCCAGATGTATTTAGAACGCTTTGATTAGATACTTACATAATCTATATGGTGTAACCAGAGGAATATCAAAGTCAGGGTCAATTGATGCTACTGGTTCTACCTTCGTAGTTGACTTGAGTGTTAGTCTAGCATCAGTTGCTCCAAGACCAGAACTATATGTAATTCCTGGTCCAGTCTCACCTTGTACAACATATTTTAGAGAGTCAACTGCTGGTTTGGATATAGCACCCGCACTTGGAACGAATACCAATTCAGTTACCTTCTCTCTCCAGTAGATAAACTCAGCAATACCATAATGGTCTGTGTTACCATCATTATCATTTGCACCACTAGCATTTCCTCTAGGTTGCTCAACTTTGAATTTAGTGTTATTCTGTCTCGCTGCCTGTGGAACTGCAACTGAATATGTATACCACTTAGTATCTCCAGCTGCTCCATCCCATGATTGAGAGATGCTAGGAACATCACCGATGATAGGATCAGTTCTAGTAGCATTTGGATTGATGATAGTATCAATCAGTGTCCATCCAGTAGATCCTTCTAGTTGATAATAGACACGCAATGTCTCTTCTGGTTGGTTACCACCGTTGACACCATTTCCTCTACATGCTTTGATAGAGAAGTAATGAACATTTGTCGTATCTACAGGCACCAACTCAACAAATCTGGTCTTGGTTGTTTGACCATTTTGCCCACCAAACAGTAAGTAGCGAACATATTTTGCTGAAGTATTTGGTCCCAGAGTGATATCAGAAACCGTACCAGATGCAGAGTCAACATTTGCAGTCACAACAGTACCACCAGCAGCACCATTCATAACATAAACATATGGTGTCTCAGTATATCCACCACCAGCATTACCTAGTGTCACTGCTGTTACCTTTTGATTAGCAATAGTTGCTGTTGCAGTTGCACCAGATCCACCACCACCAACGATGTATACGCTTGGAGTTGCAGTTGGTAGTTTGAAACTACCATCATTGCCAGTTCCTGTGCCATCACTGTAAATGTTAACATCCCAGTCATCTGCGGTAGCACTACCAGCAGTAACAACATCACCCTGAGATACTGTGAGGTTACCACCAACATATCCAGTAATAACACCGAGTGCTACTTTCACATAACCGTTAGCACCACTAGCAGTGGATCCACTACTGGATCCAGATGCAGACTTACCAGCACCACCAGAACCAACAGTAACTGTAGCGCCAGCTGGATTTCCTAGGTCTGCCCATGAGACATTACCATTCCAGTATGCACCACCGCCACCGCCACCTCCACCAGGAGTCCAGTAATCATTATTATATTGAACAACCAGTCTTACTTTACCATTTGTTCTACCAGAGTTGGAGAGTGAACCATTTTGGAAGTAGTCTGATCTATAAGAGGAGACACCAGTCTGTCCTCCACCACCACCACCGTGACCACCGTCACCAGCAGGACCACCACCAGGACCAGCGGATCCACCACCGTTACCGTTACCACCAAAGGTGAGACCGTTACGAGCGCAGCCACCGCCGCCGCCTCCACCGCCGCCACCGATACATCCGTAACGTCCACCGACACCACCTGCACCAGAACCGAGAGCACTAGTCGTAGCTTGCAAACCTGCGGGAGGTCCACTACCATTGACACCAGCGCCATTATCATATCCAGTAGCACCAGCGCCGCCGCCACCACCTGCTCCAGCAACAATTTGAGATCCTCTCTTCAATAGAGTTGATGCTCCACCAGAACCGCCATCAGCATCATTATGTCCTTCTCCACCGTTGCCACCTCTACCAGAGTGTGATGCAGTACCACCACTTGGAGGACTATTACTAGTGTTACCATCACCACCAGCGTATCCAATTTCACAAGACCACGCTTGCTGTGTAAATGTACCTAATTGATTAGATTTTACTTCAACATAAACTCTTGCTGATGGGTGTCCAGTATAACCACCACGAGCTCCACCACCTTTACCACCATGAACATAAAATACAGCGGATGATGGATTAGCAACACCTGCTAGGTTAAATGTTCCATTAGATTCTAATGTCTGGTCATATGTACCACTCTGTCCACCAACTTCCACATTGACTCCAGCAGTTCCTGATCCATATGGAGGTAAACCAAACACACCAGCAGAACCACCATTGTTAGGATTGTTTGGATAATCTACCTTTGGAAAACCATTTCCTGACACACCATTGCCGCCATCGCCGCCATCAAATCCATCAGCACCACCAGTGCCTTCACTACCATATGATGATTTAGTTCCACCAGCTCCACCATTACCGCCTTGTAGACCTGAAGAACCTGATCCTCCGCCGCCACCTCTTGCTAGTAGGTTGATCTCATTACCATTACCAATTACAAGAGAACTATTTGTACCTGAAGATCCAGAAATTGTACCAGCAGCGCCCGATCCACCACCACCAACTACGACATACTGTAGAGTCTCTGGATTACCTGTAACAGAAGAAAAATCAATATTGTAACTACCAGGACTTGAATATGTCCATTCATTTGAATAATCATATACAGGCGTACCACCAGTGACTACATTTCTACCACCAATAGTGGATGTAGATTGGAATCTAAGGAATGTAGGATCTGGAATATATGTCTGGAATTCATACGATCCAGCACCATTTGCACCAGAAGCAAGATAGTATTGTTCATCTTCAGGTACTGTTGGGTCTTTAATACTACCGTTACCACCTGCACCACCTTGAAAATCTAAAACATCATATGTTGCGACAGTATTATCTGTATTCGCAACTCTCAGTAGACCATGCTTGTGTGTGAATACTGTTCCTGTTGTTGGATACCATCTAGCAATTCTACCAGAACCAGCACGATAATCTACAAGATATCTGTCACCACTACCTTCTTTGATCCACTCTTCTGTTCCAGGAACACTATGATATACTGTGTGATTATGTTGTGGAGCACCACGCAGTTTTGTCTCTCTCATGCTGACCTCAACGGTCTGCGATCCAATAATAGAACAACCAGTAGTCTCAACTACTTGATCATATCCAGTAGTAGTAATTCTTCCCAGTGAGAAGTAATCATCTTGAGATTCTTGTGCAAAGTACCATTGCCCACCTTTAGTTCCTACACCAAGAGAACTGTTGCCAACATTAGGAGAGTTGTTACCGAATACAGAACTGTTACCAACAATCTTTCTTGCTTTTGTATCTGGCACTCTAAATGTGCCCATGTATGGATCACCCCACCACTCCATCACATTTGCAGTTGATATGGGTGTGATCTCACCATTTGGACCAATTCTTACTACAGCAGTAGCACCTGTTCCACCACCACCAGTGATAGTTACATTAGGAGGATTTTGTGGATCATATCCTTGTCCAGCATTAACTACTTGAATGCGTGTAACAATTTGATTGACACTATCAATTTCAATACTAGCAGTTGCTTGAACACCACCAGATAATGCTGGAGGATCGATATCAATTGATGGTAGTGCGGTATATCCAGACCCACCATTTGTTACATCGATTCCAGTGCTAGATCTACCACCATATCTGTTTCCAATAATTTCAAATAGTGCAGGATACTCAGCAATATCGTACTGCCCTCCATCACAATAAAGATATCCTTCATGTGTATAAGCTGGATCATCACCCTGTATGTACGCATTACCTGCTCTTTCTGACAAGTTAGGGTAGGCAGTTGCAGAACTGACATAATTATGGTCAAATGTATTGTCTGTTGACTTAAGATTAGGTACAATAGATCCAATTGGTGTAGTATCCACCAACATATCGGTCAGGAATCCCTGTCTAGCGTTTCTATAACTTTGAGACATTACTATTAGATCTTAATTAGATATTCCATAACAATAAATGGAGCACAAGCAGAATCAACTGATACTGATGGATCTGTGCCAATTTGCATTGTTGTCACCAAGTTTTCTGGTGGTACAACAATAGCTTGAGTCTTAACTTTATAGTTATGATCTCCTCTATCTAGGTCAACTCTGTGATTATGATTAGTGGGATCATCCCCTGGTGTGATTGACAAGTCAATTGTATCTGTTGTAACTTGATCAACATCAACAATTGCAGTTCCAGATTTATGCTCTTGGTTAGACTGAAGTGGTACAACATCATGCAAACTGTTACCATCTACATCCAATGGAACTCCAGGATATCCCTGTTCATATGTGATAGGAACCTGCACTGTATGTGATGCATCATCACCACTACCAACACGAGCACAAGCACCAAACAGTCCTTCTACGTTTTTATATCTAACAGTTTCTACACCATCAGGAGAACCTTCTAGTTCAGCACCATCTAGATCGTATTCATCATTACTGATACAACCAAAGAAGTATGAAGATTCACCCGCACCAAAAATACATCCACCCCAATAGATGGTTTCCTGCAAACCACCAAACTGAGATGATGTAGGACCACCACCATCACCAGGACTCCACTTATCAATTGCTTTACATGGTTCTTGAGCACTTCCTGGTGGTTGATTTGAATCACCATTATATCTGGTTGCATCTAACCAATCTTGAATTGCAATTGTAGATGCATTTCTCTTACCAGTTCTACCTTCTGCTCTAGGTGCAGCAGAACTAGTCTCTGATGTTGTCATATTTCTAGCTCTTACAGCACCATGAAAGTGTGCGTGTGGGTGAATTGCTGTTTCTTCAACACCCTCAATATCAGTATAGTGAGAAGCACCAGCATATACCCATCCTGGTCTACCTCTGATTGCAATTTCTTGACTGGGAACAGTAATTGATCCAGAATATGTAATTCTTACATTCTCACCAATAGCAGAAACTACCTCAATACCAATACCAGATCTACTGATCTCATTACCCAAGGCATTAGTTACTCTAGCATTATTATATACACCAGCGTTAGCACCAGATGTAGGTTCAGGATATTTAGATCCTAGGTCAGGAACCATGAATTGATTCTCTGTTAAGGTATCAAATAAAGTACCATCAAGATTTCTTCTGGCAAACTTACATCCATCACCAACACCAAGAATTGATGCTAGTTGAGGATAGTCTTCTGCAAAGTATTTTGTGCCATCACATTTTAAATATCCAGCAGGAAGATTTCTTGCGTTTATTGCTTCCGTTGGGTCACCACTGTATTCCATTGGCCAGATAATAATCTGACCTGTTAGATTACCATACTTTGATCTTTCTTTAGCGTAAAATGCAGGCATTAGTATGCTTTGATGATGAAAGTCATAGTGAGACTAGGTTGTGTAGTATCACATGTAATATTTAGAGCATTTTCAAGACTATCAGCGGTTAGTGACGATCCATCTGCATCAGCTGCAGTATGTGATGGAGGACTTGCCATTGATCCGATAGTTTGACTAATCTCAAAACTTCCGTGGTTATGTGATCTAAATGATTGCTCCGTTGGATCCTTACTTGTACCTGCTAGGTTCAGTGACATTGGATATGAACCATGTCTAAATTGAACATCAACTGTTCCACCATTTTTTACAGGTAAGTTCAGTGTAATTTCATAAATTGGTGCTAGAACTGTACCAGTATTTTCAATCTGTTGAATTATAGTTCCTTCACGGAAAACATGATACTTATTATCAACAGATACCGCAGTGACATACATCAATGGTACGATCTTGTCGTATTGATACCAGTTTTCGGAACCAACACTATACAATCTTCTAATATCTGTGCCAGCGGGAAGAGTGAATGAACTAGAATCTGATGTAAGAGTAACACCAGACACAGAAAATACAGGTGCTAGTTCTGGATCATCTACTAGACCATCACCTCTCACTGCAGCTCCAGTGTCATATCCTAAGAAATTTGGTCTTTGTCTTACCTGCATTGGTCTTGGGAAGTATCCAGTATGACATGGTTGCTGGTGAGTATCTACTGGTTCAGTATCAATAATTTGTTCTGTGTTTTGACGACCAAAAATAGTTTGTGTGTATGTTGTATTAACTGGACCAGTTCCGCCGTTAGCTTGTTCTCTATCAGTTGATGGCCAATTGGATGCACCTGCAGGAACATTACCCCAATAATTTTTTCCTGTGCTATCCTGAATGAACTCCATGAAATTATCACACCTTGGTAGTGTGTTTTCATGGAAACCATCACCATACATTGTCATACTCACAGCACCATTCTGCCATGATGTTGGTTCTGTTTCAGCATTCTGACAGGTGTTTGGACCCTCGGTTTGATTACAAAGACCAGTAGATGCTTCACCAGTCATCTCAATACCTCGGTCAGTCCTGAATACCATCGGACCAGAAGCATTTGGGTTAGCAGATCCAAGAGAATCACTATGACCATGTGATGGCATATGGTTGATTCCAAGTTTTCTGTTCAATGTATGAACAGTCTCTAAAAAGTCTGGAGCTGTTAGTGTAATATTATCAAACTTAAAATATAAATTACCAGCAAGGTTCAGTGTAAAATCAATATCACCAGATGCTTGATATGTACTATTAATTAACTGATCTTCACCGAAACCTGAGATCAAGTCACCCAGTTTACTTCCTTGTTCATCATATATCGCATTGGCAGGATCCTGCTGTCCCATTTGATAAGTAGGATCATCCAGATATTGTCTCTCAAGGTCAACCAGAACAGTTGCAGACAACTGTGGTAGTCTGAATGTTGCTGTAGTTCCATAGTATGGAAACTCTGGATGATTACCACTAGCATCAGTCATGTCACCACCATAGGTGTCACCCAAACTTGCTGCTAGCAATGGATAATCAGAAGCATTCAATGTCTGCCCAGTGCAAACAATCCAACCTTTAGGAATATTAGAGGCAAGGAATCCATTGCCTCCATCCCCTCCCCAAGGCATGATGCTGCCAATTTTGGCAGACCTCATGGTTTTTAGAGAATCGTATCTTACTGTCATTTGTTCTAAATTAGAGTTCCATCAACCACCAACCGCGTAGTGCAGGTGGAATAGTTCTAGCATTTGCAGATCCTTCGATGTCAACAGTACCAGCATATACAAGTCCGAAGGATGCATTTCTGGTTTGAACAACTAGTTCACCAGAATCCCAGGTAGTTGTCAGAGTTTGACCAGCACCAGCGCCAATCTTAGATCCAGTGCTGTCACCTTGGATAGGTGTAGCAATGTTATTGATCTTCTTCGCTCTGAGGATCAGACTCGTGTTATATGTCAGGTTACCACTGAGTTCAATGAATCTAATCATGTCACCAGTCTGTGCATTGTCTGGTAGATATAGAACCATGTTGCTTCCAGAAGAAGCATTAACCATATAGTTATTATTTACCTCAAGTGGGTTGTCTTGCTGCTGACCAATGCCAGTTGATGCATCAAATGCAACATATGTGTGTCTTCTACCACCATTACCTGTCCAGTATTTCTCAATACCGAACGAATCGATAGCATTGTTCTGATAAATTCTGAAGTCTTTAGCACCTTCAGTTCCACCAACACCAGCAGATCCTAGGTTATCAATATGGAAGATGGATTGTGTTGCATCTTCATCTACCTTAAGTTGACCCTTCTGATAGAATGTCTCACCCATCAAGACATTACCTTCTCTGTTAGTAACACGGAAGGATGTCTCAGTAGAGCAGATGCCATTCATCTGACAATCATCATAGAAGATCTTGAGGTCACCATAGAATGTAGCAGCACCCTTGAGTGTCATGCCATTCGTGTTAGTTAATGGATCTTCAATCGATCCATCACCAGAGTGACCATCGTCATTAGAGATAGACAGAACCAGAGTCTTACCATCAGAACCAAACATTCTGAGGACACCACTGTTGATAGTGAGGTCATCTTGAATTGTTACCTTACCACCATTGTATAGTTCAACAATAGGAGTGGTGACAACATTAGGAACTCTGACACTCTTAGGTAGTTTGATAGCATAGAATACATCAAGAGAACCATCAACACTATCAGCGACAAAGAATTCTGTGCCGATTCTCATCATGGTGAAGTAATCTAGTTTTGGTGAAATTAGATCACCATCACGCAGAGTTAATTCTAGTCTTAGGTCACTAGTGTTAGGTGTGCGTGCCTTGAGAGCAGTTGCACGATCTCCTTGAGTTGCAGGAACATCATGTAAGAGTGTTGTTGTTCTCTCATACTTCTCAAGTTTAACAACTTGAACACCAGCAGCGAAATTTTGTGCAGTTGTTCCTTCTACACCTCTACCACCATTTGGATATGCAGCATTGCTAGAAGTTGGTAGGAAGAATAGACCACCAGCCTCATATGGATCATCAGTAACTTGAATAATTTCAATTTGAGATCCAGTGACATACATGGCAACTAAATCACCCTTCATGAAGGCATCTAGATTAGATGCAATCTGAATATTAGTTGTAGCAGCAACAATACTTGCTGGTAGAGTAGTAATAGGACCTGTTGTTAGTTCCGATTGAGGATCGAATCTGTAAACAGTACAAACATCAACATCAGCAGTGTATGCAGCAGGTGATGTGCCGAACGCTTCAGCGTTGAAGAATACAGTGGCGTGGGTGTTGCCAATCTTGGTATCACCTGTGCATGTATCAACTTCAAATGTAGTGATAGGATTAGTAGCACCATTAGTAATGGTGAGTTTCTTATTTGTAGGAGAATTTGTGAATGGTGTGGTGCAGCTACCTTTGATTGTTAGAGAACCAGTTAGTTCCTGATCACCCTTAGATTTAACAGCACCTGTGGTAGAATCTACCTCATATACAGTCTCCTCATTGTTGCTATCACAACCATTCTTGATCCTGAACTTCTTAGCTACCTGAGATAAGAGAGTCTTGACCTTGAATACTTCACCAATATCAAATACAGAGTTGTTTGCACTAGATTCTCTACCGATGATTACATAGTCACCGATAGCAATAGTGCCACCAAACTGTGCAAGATATACATTCTCATCATTACCCTGATCATCGATTGGTTGCTCAGTCCATGTAGCGTCAAACTGTACGATACACTTATAGATCGCAGTCCTATCTGGATGTGCGTTGCTGACAGCAGTGAAAGTACCAAATGGTTCTCTCTCAACAACGAGATAGTATGGAGCGGTGCTGATTCTAGGTAGAGAAACAACTCTCACAAATTCAACATTACTACCAACAGAAGTGGTAGTGTATCTCATATTAGTGATACCATAATGATCTACAGAATCACCACTAATCGCTTCCTGATAGAGTTGGAACACAACTCCACCAGTTTGAGCATTGACAGGCATGTCAAGACTCAATCTTGCATAGTTCTTGCTTTGATCAATCCACTGAACAAATGTTGGCCAGGTTGATGGATCAAAATCATCTAGATCTGTTGGACAGATAAATCCAGCAGAGGTGAATGATGCACCATCATCAGTGGAGTAACGAATCTGTAGACCTTCTTCTTGTCCAGCACCAGATCTATCTGGTACTTCACCACCATTGTTGTTATTACCAACATAAACATCAATTTCAATTCTGATGACAGGACCATTGTTGTTAATGAATGACGCATCAAGTGATTGGAAGTTAACAGATCTTGGACCAGTAGTTGTCTCCTGACTGTTTGTGAAGAACGCAAGATACTTCTGACCAGTGTTAAATCCACCACCGTTACCAGTTCCAGGTCCACTAAATGCAATTTCAACACCACCCTCATATCCAGTGATGATGCCCTGTGGAGCATTACCATCAGTATAAGAACCGAATTCGGTTGTTACAGTAGCTGTATTTGCGGAGTCAGGAGAATCTAGTAGTAGGATATCATTCTCTTGGAAGTATGGATTACCATTTGCATCCAGAGACTCTCTAAGAAGTGGTAGATAGTATTGGTTACCAGTTAGTGTTGGTAGATCCTGAGGTTCAATTGTTGGGTTACCACCAATATTAGTGATTTCCTGCTGATAGTTAGTGCCACCCCAGTTACCACTACCTGAAGTATCAATTTCATTGTACTGAGGATCGCCAGATACAAATCTATTAACATCAATCAGGTCAACATTACTGTTGAATAGATTGTTACCAAGGATACCAGTTGGGTGTGCAATCTTAGTAGATCCTGCTTGTCCTCTACTTGCAACGAAGGAGTAGGATGCAAATCCACCACATAGAGTCATGTCAGCGTTGAATCTAGCAGAAGAATCAACAACTAGATTGTTTCTAATTGTGGTGCTACCACCTTGACCACCAATAGTAATCTGAGATGCGTTAGTAGCAAAGTCAAGAACAGAGGTTGCACTGTTTCCTGCGAAGAACTCAACTGTTCCTGCAGTAGATGTCAATCTAACAGTATCAAGTAAACCTCTCTTATTACCTAACTGGAAGTCTCCATCAACCTTGAAGGACTTGGTAGCAATGTTAACAAACGATAGAGATTCGTTGTTATTATATGCACCACCAATGGTAATCTTAGAGATATTAGTACCAGTATGTGGAGTGTTACCAATCCAGATATTACTATGAAGTGAGGAGTTACCAAAGTATAGGAACTGATCAGACTGACTATCATTCAGCATTCTCAGAGTTGTACCCTGAGGAGCAATCCTTAGAGCGCCAGTGAATGTAGAATCAGGAATGATATCAAAGTTACCACTGGTGATGTCAGTTCTGATCTCAGCAGTGTTAGATCCACCGCCACCGTGGACTTCAATATCCTCTTGGAATCTAGCATCGCCAGTGAATCTAGACTCACCGTCAACAACTAGTGCTCTGTCTAGTTCAGCGTTAGTTACATTGATACCAACGCGACCACCATTAGCAGTAGAAACACGGAATGTTGCTTCATTTACTGGTGTGTATGCATCACCACCGACCATAAGAGCGTCGGTACGATCTTCCTGAGTTCTGTTAGCAAATACACTGTGACTTGCATAGTCAGTTACTTTCTTACCAGAGATGAATGCTGTACCAACAACATCTAGGTTTGCACGAGGTGTAGTGTTAGAGTCGATGAAGTTAGTCTGATAAGAATCTCTCTCAGATCTAGCAACAGTGTTAACACCTAACTTATAGTCACCGATATTAGCAGTATTTGTTCTAATTGCTTCTGCACCTAGAACACCAAACTCTTTCCAGTTGGAGTTAGAGAACTCCATGGTGATGTTTGCATTTGCTGCAACTTCATCTGCCCAGAGTCGTGGGTTATCACCCTGAACACTGTTCTTGACATTATTAATTGCAATCTGTACAGTATTTGCTGCACCACTGAATCCATTAGCGATGACCTGCCAAGTTCCATCAACCTGACTATCTGTCATACCAAGAATTCTGATCTCAGATCCACTGGTAATACCAAGTAGATCATTAGTTAGAGATCCACCCCACTCAATAGTAACAATATTAGTATTGTTAAATGTTAGTGTGTAGATATTGGTATTGCCAATCTCGGTGAAGAAGTTAGCATAGATCCAACCCAAGGATCCACTCTGTCCAACAGACTCACCCTTGAGTAGCATGTCACCTGCAAGTGGAGCACCAGCAGAACCATACTGTACGATCTGAGAAGCATTGAATGCTCCATACTGATCAGGTGTGATGTTAGATGGAGATGTGCCAACAATATGAGTTTGAATCTTATATGGTTGACCGTCTCTGCGACTATTGAACTGGAAAATTGCAGCGGAAATTTTATTTCGTGCAATGACAATATCGCCTTCGGTTTCCTGATTTCTAAGGAAAGCATTTCTATCCAGAGATCCATCATCAACAGCAGGATCAACGAAGGAGGAGATAGTTAGTGCTGCCTCTCTTACAGTGCCAAGAACATTGATGAGAACTGGGGAGTTAAATGTACTACGACGATCCTGTGCTTCACCACCGTTAACAGTGATGTATTCGTTGAATGTAACAGGTGTATCGAATGTAGTAACGAGGTTGCCTAGTGTCTCGTCATCATCAGCAGAATCCTGAAGTGTTGCAGACTCTAGGAACTCTTCTTCACCAGTGATAGCGTCAATCTTACGGTTACCAATGTATAGGTCACCATTAGAGTTCAAACCAGTGTAGAATACAAGACCACCGTCTTGCTTCTTAGATTGTGCGTAGAAGTCTTGAGTTGCTGTGAGTACAACTTCCTGACGAGCAGGTAGACCAGTTGAATAGTTACCAGGACCGAAACCTAGGTATTCAAAGGTATGGTTACCAGCACGAGCGATAGATGGACGACGAAGTTCAACATAGTAACGCTGATCACTCATGACCGTGCTGTCACCAGCAATAGGAATCTTACGATCCTCAGATCCAGATGCAGCATTACCTGATTGTGCAATCAGTCTGTTATCAACAGTAGAGCTGACTTGAGTATAAGAATTATTCTTAAGCGCAGGTGTTGCTAGGAGGTCAATCATTGCCTCCTTAGTCATCGATCCCTTGAAGTCGTTAACTCTTACAAGACCGTGTACATAGTTGTCTGCAGCAGAGTATGTTGCAGGTGGATCAACCAATGTAGCATCCAGTTTCTGATACCAGAGAGGATCGTTCTTGTAGTTAAGTGGATATAGTTTGCTGATAGGCTGAGAGAACTTGAAGTTCCTAAAGTTGCCTAGGTTACCAGCACCCTGTGGGAATGGTGAGATGTTACCACGAACAGCAGTTAGATAGTAGATACCATCTTGCTGTCCAAAGATACGGCGTTGTACCTCTTCAACATCAAAGATGTAGAATGTATCATCAATAACACCAGTGTCAGTAACAGACTCGATGTAGTATTGGATACCAGCATCGTCTTCGATGATATCACCAGGAGTTACAGTGTAAACTGGTGCTCCATTCTGTCTGTAGTAGAATTCTGGATAGTTCTTACGGATTAGTTCCTTAATAACGAGAGACTTACCAAAGTCAGGGTCTGCAAGTAGATCGGAGAATGCAGCACCTTGACCAATTCTGATATTCTCAATGGTGTCGAATGTGATAGCACCTACAACACCCTTAAGGATCATGTACCAGTCAGATGTTCCAGGAACATTTGTGATAGCATGTAGATAACCATAACCAGAAGAGTTACCGAACCACTCAACACGGTTGACTGCATCAGAGGACTGAGTTTTATCTGCAACAAAGTTGCCACCCTGAGGTGCAGTAACCTTGATTGTAGTAAATGTCTCGTTGATGAGAGCAGCATTGGTGATCTCAGGGTTGATAACATTCAACTCTAAGTAGTCATTGTTATCAGCAGCAGTGAAATATCTACCAGACTCAATAGTCATGGTGACATAGTTCTGCGTCTCGATCTTCTTGGCATACTGAGTAGTACCAGTTAGATCCTTTCTGTATGGATCATACTCAACATCAGGGTTGAGGTTTAGTGTTTCAAACTCAGACTTAGTAACACCAATGACTTCATTGGATTGAACTGGGTTGAAGAATCTCGCCTTGGTTACATTACCAGATACAGGCTTCAGTACCAGTCTCTGTGGTACGAGTTTTCTAGTTTCGTCAGTTCTAGTCTTAATTGTGAAACCGTTGATAGGATCACGAGCAGACTGTAGATAAGATGGAATGACATAACGCAAGCGATAGATTCTATCAAGTGCATCACGCTCATCCTTGACACGCTCAAAGTAAGAGTCGTTTGTCTTATCAATACCATCAGCATATTCTCTGATACGACCGATGATCTGATCAGTTCCTAGATCGTTCTCAGTTTGTAGATACCACTTACCATAGATCACTGGAGCAGTTCCAGGATTTGTGAAAGCGGGATCAAACTTCATAGGCGACTCACGCTTGTTAGCGAAGACGCTGAAGTCATAAGTTCCAGGCTGGAATGTAATTTCGTTTACACCAGCTTCAGCATCTGATTTTGTCTTATAGATGGTGAAGACTTTCTCATTGATGTAACGAGCAAAGAAGTATACATTACCAAGGATTCTACCGTTACCATCAGCAACAGTAGGATCGGCTGCATATGCAGAACCTACTAGTGGTAGTTGACCACCTTCATTTGCTCTGAAGAATACGGTGTGACCAGTGATGTTAGGGAAAGGAACATCAAAGATGTGTGGTACATCTGTTCTGATGTTGGTGTTGCTGACACCATCAAGTTCACAAGAATACTGATGGAGATCATAGTTGTCATCTAGGACAAAGTTATAGATGTCAATCTCAACATCAGGATGGATATCCTCAACCTCAGCAGAGTGGATGTAGATACCAGCAGCAGCGTTCTCTTTGCTGCTTGCAAGCATGATCTTAGTTTGATCAGAACCATCAAACGCACCGATATTAGAGTAATCCTCTGGTTTTGTAGTTCTACCAGGAGCAATTACATAATACTTCTCGTTAGTTTCAAAACCATTTGGTAGTCTGACAAGACGCTTGTCAACATCAACATACTGATTGGTTACAGTATCATATCGTGGACGAGGTACAAGTCTGACAGCAGTTCCAGTCTCTAGGTTATGTGGATTAGAACCATTGTTGTCTAGAGTCCACACAGTTGCTCTAGCAGCAAGTTCTGTTGTTAGAGTAGGTGGTTCTGTACGAGCAACAGATGCTAGTCCAGTCTGAATAATCGTAGAGATGTTAGCAAAATACTGACGGATAGTAGATGCTTGATCAACACACTCAGGATATGTTGTATGCTGAGTGATTGTCTCGTCAGTTGTAGGTGTGGTGCTACTGTATACACCAGCATCTAGTGTGAAGTATAGGTAAGAGTTGGTGCTGGAGCTATTCGCATTAATAGAAGGACCAAACTCTAGACCGAGAGGAACTGGATTTCTAGCAACACTGTCAATATATCCAGGGTTCTCAATAGTATCAGTGAGAAGTTTGAATAGTGTAGTGATACCAGATGCAATGTCCTGACAGGAACCATTAGAGATAGTTCTAGTTACACTGCCTAGAGAAGTAGGAGTTGCAACAGCATCTTCTACGATCTTAAACAGAGTGTTGATAGTAACTCTAGTGTCCTCACATGATCCTTCAGATGCAGTCTTGGCAAGATCATATAGAGTAATGTTACCTGCGATAGTATCAGTTACAATCTGAGTCAGTGTGGTGATGGAAGATCTTACATCTTCACAGGAACCAGCAGAAACAGTTCTAGTTACACCAGCGAGAGATGCTGGAGTTGTAACTGCATTGATAGGAATAGCAGCGAGTGTAGTGATAGCAGATCTTACATCATCACATGGTCCCTGAGAGAATGTTCTAGTGACAGAGTATAGAGAAGTTCCACTAGTAATTGTGTTGGTGAGTAGAAGAACCAATGATGTAATGGTTGCTTCCTGCTGCTGACATGTTGGGTTTGCTTGATCAACAGTGATTGTGAGGTCCTTAACCTGAGTCAGAGATGTGTAACCACCAACGGTTACATCCTCATTTCTCATGACCTGAATCATGATGTCACGAGCTTCGTTGAATGCCTGAATAGTCTGAGCTTCTTCGCCTGCTACATGAGCACCAGTTGCATATAGATTTGCAGCGTCCCAAGTGCGATCATTACCACCAAATGCTAGGTTATGTGCAACAACTTTGATGATGTCTTTAATGTCATCAATACAGTCTGCATCATTATTGGTTGGAACAGTGAAACCAGAGTTTGCTGCTTGCATTCTGCCGAACGCAATCTCTGCAATGAAGTTAGTGTTAGCAAGGATTAGATTCTTAGCGTCAGCTGACTTATTGTTAACAGGAGTTGGTTCGTTATATGTGATCGTAGTGTCTTTAGTCTGAGATAGACCATGTGAACCAGTGACTAGAACATCTTCGTTTCTCATCACCTGAATCATTAGGTCACGAGCATACTCGAATGCCTGTACAGTTTCACTCTCTTCACCGACAACATGAGCGCCAGTGACATAGAGATTAGACATATCCCATGTACGATCGTTACCACCAAATGCTAGGTTGTAAGAGATCTCTTCTGCAAAGTCAATGAGGTCATCGATGCAGTCCTGTGGATCACCAGTAGGAGTCGTGAATCCAGGATTTTCTGCAAGCATTCTTGCATATGCTTCGTTTGCAATGAATGACTTGTTAGCAACGATTAGATCACGAGCGTCACCATTACGGTCTACAAGTGGATCTGGTAGATCATATGTAATTGAATTATCAAATGTCTGGGTGTAACCATGTCTATACTGTGATGCAGTTTTAGTTACATTACCTAGACTAGATGGTGTAGTAACAGCATCGATTACAATCTGTCCAAGAGTAGCAACGCTAGACTGAATGTCATCACAAGAGCTGACAGAGTTAGTGCGTGTTACATTGTATAGGTAAGTGCCCTGACTTGTAATACTAGATGTAAGAATATTGACTAGAGTAGTGATACTAGCAGCCTCATTTGCACAGCGAGGAGTGTTAGTATCAGTTGTGATTGAACTGTCAATTACCTGAGTCAGACCTGTGTGACCACCAACAGTGATAGTCTCATTACGCATTGCCTGAATCATCATATCTCTCGCTTGGTTGAAAGCGTAGATAGTCTCAGTCTCTTCACCAGTTACATGAGCACCAGTTGCATAGTAGTTAGCAGCATCCCATGTTCTGTCGTTGCCGCCATATGCTAGGTTGTGTGCAACAACATCAATAACATCTTTGATGTCATCTAGGCAGTCATTGTTGTTTCCAGTAGGAACACTGAATGTAGGATACTGTGCAAGCATTCTGCCCAGTGCAATCTCTGCAATGAAATCTTTGTTTGATAGAACTAGATTACGAGCATCACCTGCTTTATTGTTGACAGGAGTTGCAGGGTTGACAGTGATAGAAGTGTCATAGACCTGAGTGAAACCATGGTTTCCAAGGATTAGAATCTCCTCATTCCTCATTGCCATAGTCATCAGACTGAGAGCAAATTCAAATGCCTTGACAGTCTGAGCTTCTTCACCAGCAACATGAGCACCCTGAACATACAGGTTTGCCATGTCCCAAGTCTTATCATTACCACCGTATGCCACATTGTAAGAAATCTCATTAACGAAATCTACAATGTCATCAATACAGTCTTGTGGGTCACCAGTTGGTGTAGTAAAACCAGGATTTTCTGCAAGCATTCTTGCATATGCCTCAGCAGCAATCAGATTTCTGTTAGAAATCATCAAGTTCTTAGCATCAGCTGCACGGTTAGAACCACCAGCACCAATCAAGAGAACCTTCTGGTTTCTCATGACATCTACCATGATGTCACGGGCATGATCAAATGCTTCGATGGTCTGAGACTCTTCACCAGCAACATGAGCGCCAGTTAGATATAGATCAGCAACTTCCCATACTCTATCGTTACCACCAAATGCAGTGTTGTATGCAACTTCTTCTACGAGATCTGCAATGTCATCAACACAGTCCTGAGTGTTACCAGTAGGAGGAACAAAACTAGGATTGTTTGCAATCATGCGAGCGTATGCTTCGTTCGCAATCATTGTCTTGTTAGCAAGAATCAAGTTGCGAGCATCGCCACCACGATCTGTTACAGAATCAGGTGCATTGTATGTAATAGTAGAATCAAATGTCTGAGTTAGACCATGAGCACCAGTAATTAGAACCTTCTGGTTCCTCATTACCTGAGCTGCCATGAGCTTTGCTTGCTCAAACACATACAGTGTTTGTAGTTCTTCGCCGCTTACATGTGCTCCCTTGACATAGGAATATGCTGCGTCGAATGTCTTATCATTACCACCATATGCAGTGTTGTCTGCAACTGCTTCTAGGAGGTCTACAACATCATCAATACAGTTGATGTTACCACCAGGGACAATGAATGTAGGATACTTAGCAAGCATTCTCTCGACTGCTTCATTAGCAATCAAGTTCTTGTTAGCAAGAATTAGATTACGAGCGTCACCATTACGGTCTTGTACCAGTTCTGGTGCAACATAAGTGATAGATGTATCCTTAGTCTGAGTTAGACCATGCGTGCCATAGATGAACACATCCTCATTACGCATGACCTGAATTGCCATGTCGCGTGCATACTCAAATGCTTTAACAGTCTGAGCTTCTTCACCAGCAACATGTGCTCCAGACTCGTATAGGTATGCTGCATCCCATACTTCATCGTTACCACCATAAGCAAGGTTCTCAGCAACAGCCTCGATAACATCTACAATGTCATCAATACAATCTTGTGAGTTACCAGTTGGTGTAGTAAAACCAGGGAAGTCTAAGACCATACGGTCATATGCTTCTCTAGCAATAAAGTTTTTGTTAGTTAGGATCAGGTTACGGGCATCTCCGTTACGATCACCAACTAGTTTCTTAGTAGAATAGGTTGCCTTCTGTCCAAGCTCAATCTCAGTAGAACTAACAACACGCTTAACATATGTGTCATTAGGAATAACTGGAGATGCAGGACGGGTTGCACCATTGTTGAGCTTACCATCAGTAAACTCTGATGGGTCGTAGTCTGCAACACGCATACCCTGAACGACACCAGAAGTATCACCGATGTCAACAATAGCAGAAGATGCTGTTGTAGCTGCTCCTGTACGCAAGTAGGAGAAGTTACGCATTGCTGCGATTGCTAGGTCTCTAGCGTAGTCGTAACCCTCTAGAGTTTCTGTCAGCTCACCAATGATGTAAGACAGACTGTTACCAACATAGTAAGACTCTGCTGCTTGGATGGTGTTGATGTTACCACCAAGTCTCAAGTCTTGTACAGTAGCATCGATTAGATAACCGATGTCACGACGGCACTTCTCAATAGTAATGCCTTGCTTATCTAACAGGTATGGATACTTGTTAGTAATGTAACCATATGCTTCTTCTGCAATGAAGAGTTTGTTATCTTCAATTCTATCAGCAGCATCTAGATTCTTATGGTTAATAGTGATACCAGAAGGATTGAGAATATCTGCAGATGCAGTAAACTTCTTGAATCCATTTGGAGACAGAGTTGCATTGAAGATATTGCTGCCACCAGCAGTTCTAGGAATCAGTTTTACATATAGTTTCTCATCGCTTCTAGCACCTAGACGGAATCCATCGATAGATGCAGCAGGACGAATTCTAGGATTGTATCCTTCATCATCACCTAGGTAGATCTTAGTTTGATCAGTTGCAGTGTTCTGGTTCTTAGTTGCAGGTACATCAAGAGTGTAGTAAGCAGAACGCTTGATGTTGCCAGTAGTTGTATCAACAACTTTAGGTGGAATAATATCTGTAACATAACCACCCTTGTCCTGACTGAACGCAAATCCTTTGTGACCAATTGCGTGTAGTGAGGTGTTACCAAAGTTGGAGTTAGAGTTGGTGATCGACATGTCACCACCACTTTCCATTAGGAAGTGATCAGCGAAACCAACAGCGAAGATCGAAACGTTCTGGATGAATGCATCTTCAGATGCACGAACATGGAAGTTTCTCCAGTCATCTTTCCAGAATGCATCACCCTTGGTGTGATATGGAGTGGTTGCAAAAGCGTCTGCTAGAGATGCTTGGTTGAATGTGTTAGAGTATTCATCATAACGAATGAACGCTCTATCGTCTTTCTGCAGCGACACACCCGTGTACTGCGCGATAACCATCGACTTGAATCCAGTCGCCTTCAGACCATTTGCCCAGATACCACAAATACCCCAAGTAGATCGGATGGAGCAGTTGAAGACATATGGAGATGCAGACTCAACAGAGTCAACTTCTGCTTTGACGATAGCGTTGGAACTTAATCCATTCTGAGAAGTGTAGGTAGTTCCGCTAACAAGACTGACATTAGTTCCTAGTGCAGCAACAGTTCCAGGAATTTTGTAAGTAAACTTACGCTGGTCAACTAGGTCAATCTCACTGATAGAGAAAGCACCGTTAAGTTGATCATCAAGACCATTGTTTTCAATAGCAACAAACTGGTTCCTAAAGTAACCATGGTTAACTTTGGAAGTAACTTCAACACTAATAGTACCAGCAGGACTGGAGTCTGTTAGTTTGATGCTCTCAATAGAACGGAAGTCAGACAGAGGTCCAACAATTCTGTTCTCCTCAATTCTCTCGCTGAATTCACGAGGATCATCAATAGTTGGTTGATATTGTGAGAATGCCTTAGCAATCTTTTGATAATACAGACCTAGTTCTTCTTTGTCTGCATATTCAAATACAGTTAGTTTGTGGTGAGAGTAGTTAGGAACTGCTTTCTGGTCCCAATAACCATTCTGATAGTATACTTTACCGATACCATCAGTCTTGTCAAATAGAGGAGAAGATGGTTCTAAGTCACCATCCTTAATAGTAAACTGCCAGAAGTAGCAAGCACCTGTTACATTAAAGATAGCGGATCTCTTCTCTAGCCTGTCAGCAGGGTCAGGAACATAGAGGGGGCGAACAACAGTGCGGCGCAGATCGTAACCAACCAGAGATGAACCACGAGGAAGAATAGCGCCACCCTCGGTATTGTTGAAAAGATAGAGAACATTGTTAGGGTCCGAAATATCTAAGTTAGAGTTATCGGTCCACAAATTCATCGCCTGATCAAAGGCGAAAGGATCGATACCATTTGTATCTACAATACCTGGGCGGTTATCAATATAGTGGTTACCAGGCATCAACATGATAGTGAACTGGTCAAACCTATCATTGTCTGGTCCAGGTAAGTATGAGTACCTGGCAATTTCTAAGAATGCACGCTGAATCGACTTGAAGGGTCTGATGGGCGAGTTGCCTCTATTATTCAGCTCATCTGTCGCATTAAAGTCGTCAGGTGAGACATAAAGATACTTACCAGTCTTAGAGCTGATAAGATTATCAAGTCTTGTCAAAGCCATATTTTTCCTAACCTGCTGAGGTATAAGATCCGATCTTCGATTATTTATACCACTATTAAATGGAGAATAGGAGACTCGAACTCCTGACATCCTGCTTGCAAAGCAGGCGCTCTACCAACTGAGCTAATTCCCCATGAAGAAGTTGAAGTTTATTACACATCTGACCTGAGCGTCTAGTTGACTAACTCCTCTGTGAAGTCTGTCAGATCTAAACAAAATCATCCTGTTTGCAATAGAGTTGACAATTTTACCATCCTCAAACTCAGTATAACCGTCGTTACTATTGACATAATATATGCCAGTTGTCATTTTCTTACTGGGTTTTCCATCACCACCTCTGTAGTCATGATGAAAATCACTGTAATATCTTTCTGGTTTGATTGGTTCTAGATTTGCCTTCACTCGATGCAAAGCGAGAATATTTAGGTTATCTAGAATTGGTGTAATTGTGTCAAAGTGTGGAGATTTTGTCATGTCATAATGATATTGACTCTCTTGCTTGAAAAATGGATGAATGAACTGATAATTCATCATAGAGTCATCATCTCCTGCTTTCTTACATAGGATCCATGGCAATGGACCAGCAATCATGTAAGACTGCAGTTTTTCATGCTCTTCAGGTTTTAGAAAGTTATCGAATATTTGCATGATAAGAGGGGGCATTCCACCCCCAGTGAGTTACTTGGGTAACAAGGCTAACTTGACCCCGATCTCCTTATAGATCAGGCAGCAACAGGGGCTGCTTGACGGGAGAATGCAACGATGTTGTTCGCTGCGACATCAGATGTGTTTGCATCTATTGGGTGCTTATCCAAGCAGGTTTCAGTCACGCTCCTTGTACCCCGTCGAAACCATGGCACCCCCGTGAATGGAAGTGAGGGGAATCGAACCCCTGTCCGAAATGTAGGTGGCGTCACCTATTCCACAAAAGTGGAAAGCCACTCAACGGACTTGAACCGTTGACCTACTGTTTACAAAACAGTTGCTCTATCCAGCTGAGCTAGAGTGGCGTATGAATTCTAGGTGTCCCCAATTGGATCCCCAGACTTTTTGTCCTGTCTCAGGATTGATTCCCGAGTCCATGACACTGTATGTATTATACCCGAGAACTATGTCATTCGTCAAGTAAGTTTTGATGCCTTGCCAGACGACCCAGCAGTCACAGTCAGTGTTGTGACCGAAAAATTTTCCATACTTTTCATCATACTCAAAGATTGTATCACATCCTTCTTTATAGTGGTGACCTGTCAGGTCAAAATTTTTGATGCGAAATTTTTCTCCATCTGGAAAAACACGCATACGAAATTGCCTGTAGGGTTTATCCTGTGAGTGATAGTATGCTTGAGATCCCTCAAACCAATCACCACCGATCCATTCATGTTTAATAATAATCCTAGCGTAGCGAGTAGGATGCTTTAATGCTTGTAGACGATTGTCAAAAGTTCCTTCTAGGTAGTCATGAAAAAGTGTCATCGGGCAATAGTTCAGGGTTCTGAACTTCTATATCAAATAAAAGTGGGTGTAATTCTTCTGCGATTAGATAATCAGAACTCTTGTCAACTTGATCCAATGAAAACTCTGGGTTACAAGCTGCCTCAGATTTAATCCAGACATCTTCTAACTGATGCTTTTCGATGGTATCAAACGAAAATGGCATACCATCGATGAAGTACATTTTGACTATAGTCTCGTACTCTCCAGGGAATGTGCAAAACACATACTTAGAACTAATTGAATATCCCTTGAAAGACATAAGTTTCTATGTCATACTGGATTATTTATGTGTCAGCGTATGAAAACAAAAAGTTATTTACATAATCTTTAGAGAAATCTTTACCAAATTTGCTTGCCATATATCCGATCACAGGATCCAAGTCTAACATATATTGGTCAAAGTTTTTATATACTCTGACATCAGTTTCCTTCGGTCTAGCAAAATAGAGTAGTTCTTCGTATGCACTTACATAACGCTTGAAGTTAATAAGATGCTTTTTAATGTCATCTACAGTGCCTTTCCTAACATAAACAAATCTAGAGAAATGATTACCTGCTTCAAAGAATCTGATATCTTCACTAGTGTTGTCATACATGTCTGGAAGTAGATATGAGATGACAGGGTGATCGAAGTCATAATTTGGAGTTGGATGCTGGAAGTCCCAAACAATTATTACTTTCTTTTCAAAGAAACACATCAAATCCATACCAAAACAAGGAAGATTCTCTCCAGTCTTTGGATAGACGATGTTATTGTATATTTTAGTTTTACCATCATCAATAATGGTTTCTCTGGATTTCAATATGTGATCCCCAGAATATAATTTTGATTTCAGTCTTGGACCATGGATCCAAATTTTACTGTCCTCTTCAACTTTTAAGTTGAGTGTTTTGACCAAGAAGTCTTGGTATTCATTCCACATTTAATTCTCCATAGGAGTGGGGGGACTTGAACCCCCACGATGTTACCATCAGCGGATTTTAAGTCCGATACGTCTACCGATTCCGTCACACTCCCAAAAATTCATAAATCACATCGCTGCCCCACATTTTTTTATTGCGGTTCGCGGTCCATCCTCGGTCACGACTCTTATATCTAGTACCGTCGAATTCTACCATACTTTCGACGAATCCACCATTCACTAGACATTCATCTGTAGCAACTTTACCTTTGTAGATACCGTTCTCCAGAGTGAATATCATATCACAACAACCACGATGTCCCTGCCAGTTTACTCCCCAGTTCTCAACACGGATGTGATCACCTTCAGTATAAACTTTATGCCAACGCTTCCTATATGGTTTTTCTTCACCAAGATAGTGATACCATTGCTTAGACTCTAGTTGTTTGGGTCCTAGTCTAGTCCAGCGAATTTTAACATGAGCATATCTGGCAGGATCAGCAGATGCCTGCTTCCAACTATCGTAGTATCCTTCTAATTTATCACAAAATTCTTCAGCATTCATGTAAAGAGACCAGTGTCTTTCATATATTGTAGTGCTTCTTTCATGCTACCGATATGCTTTTCATCGATAGCAACTTGTGGATATGATGCATCACCGCCAAACTCCATTTCAAACTGATATTGTTCAAAATGCTTTCCAACTGTATACTCTAGAAATTCTTTTACATCTGGAAGAGTTTTAAGTAACTGAGTCATTCGTTCACATTCTTGACTACCGTTACTATAAATTACAACTGTGTTAATCACGCTGCCTCCAGTCATCAGGTTTGTCCCTCTGAAACCAGTCAACGATTTCATCTGCACCTTTGAACCCCGTTCTGTGATTGGATGGGTCGGGGTCGCCAAGTCCCATCCTATTCATAAAATCATCCATACTACCTTCCTGAATGTCTTGGGCGGCATGGCGTCGTGCTTGCTGCAACCAATTTCTAGCGGTGGTATTTGCTTTGGACAGTTTCTCTGCCCACACCATATCATCTAATGATACTTGTTCCTTTTTCGCAATCTTGCTACAGATACCTTCTAAACGAAGGCGATATTTAGTAGAGAGCATATTACTCACGCAGTTTTGTTTCTAGGTCAGAAAGTTTAGTAAATTCTGTATGTGCAGCGTCCTGGCGCTCACACACAATATTTAGAATATCATCCAGAATGATTTCATTTTCAACATAGTCATCAAGGTACTGGTCGAGTGCTTCTTTCAGATACCTATATCTATGCCACTCTGGGGAGTATGGTTTGTAGTGCATGATATAGCAGATATATGTCCTGCATTATAAGACAAAAAAAGGGGGGTGTCAAGCACCCCCTAACATTATATTATATTATCTTCAGAAGGAGTAGGTAACACCGATTTTAGTACCATATCCATTGTCAGCATCATCGACGCCACCAGCGAAGGAAAGTTCGCCGTAGATATCGAGTGCTTCGGTAGCAGCAACGCTGCCATAAACTTTACCAGACAGAACGGTATCAGATTCACCACCGTCAGTTACGACGAAAGAAGGACCGACCTGAGCACCATAGGAGACGATACCGTCACCACCAGCGTAGCCCACATGAGCGTCTGTAGTAGTCCCAGTGTAATCAGATCCAGTGAAACCTGAGTTTGCCTCGATGTTCACGTAAGGACCAGCAAATGCGGCAGGAGCAGCAAGAGCGGTAGCAGCTGCGGCAGCAGCAAAAGCAGTTTTGATCATGTAAATTTACCTCGTTTGTTGTAGATCGATTGGGTCCTTTCCCAACCACACGAGTAATTTATCAGAGTTGAGGGGGAAAAGCAACCCCCCTTGTGCCAGTTTGCAATGAGTATATCTTACCAGTTAGTTAAGATAAATTAATGCACCCTTGACAGTGACATCGCCCCCTGCTGTAAGACCAAGGGAAGTTGTTGCTGTAATTTCCGTTGCTAATGTAGAAGTAGTCTTGACATCCTTCATCGCTTGCACAACAAAGGATCCTGGGAGAAGTCCATCAAAGGATGGTTTCGCAATGCCAGCGGTTGCCATGATACTACCAACCTTAGTGCTCAACTTAATGTCACCATTGGTAGAATACAAACTTAGAGCATTCTTAGGATCAAAGATGAGACCACCTTTAGCACCAACTACACCTAGTTCATATCTACCGACGACCTGATACTTCATGTCGCCCAAAAACTTGAAACTCTGGTTACCAGCAGAAATGGTTGCTGTGGTTCCTCTAGGATCTAATTGTACATCAGTCTTCTCACTTGTCAATGTTGTTGACTGTCCTAGTACAATTTCTTCCTTATTTCTTGTGATTTGTTTGATCGTACCAGCATTCATCGAGATGGTTCCACCACCCCCTGTGCCCGCTTGTAGATTGATTCCACCCAGTCCAACCAGATTCAGTAGTCCCGTCGCTTCTATGACCACATGGGTGCCTTGGATGCGTCTCTCGCCGTGAGTTTCCTCACGATGGTCACCATGACATAGAACAGACTTAGCAAGACCAGAGGTCGCTCCCTCTGGTTCCTTTCCTTCAGTGGTAGGGTTGGTAGGATTGGCAGTATTCTCTTCGATGTTAGGTCCATCGTTCTTGGTTATCTGTCCACCAGTTGTGTTGATCATAAAACGACCGCCACAAGGGTTTCCCTTACCACCAGGACCAGACACAAAAATAAAGTCACCCTTCTGAGTGATAGTAAATCCGTGACCTGTCAGTTTATTTCTAGCATCTAAATCTCCACCATCAGTTCTCAGAACATATTCCTCATTCTGAAAAATGACAGAGACTTTCTCAACAACTCTAGGTTTTGGTTCGTCTGGAGTTGCTTGAGAGTTTTTTCTTGCAGCGGCATCTAAAAGTTTACCGCTATCCTTGTTTACATTTGCTAATGCCATTATGGACAATCAATATAACGACCAGTGCCAATCTTGGCAGAACCAACCTTGACGAGTGTGTCTGTATCTAGGCAAGAGAATGATGGTATGTATCTAGCACCAAATCCTCCACCACCAAGAATTCTGACATCAGGGTAGTCAAAATAAGTTGTTTCTCTATCCAGTATTCTAACACTAATTACAAATCCCTGCTCATCAATGATAGCTTCTGCTTTACTTGAATCACCATTTAGAAATACAGTTGGAGCTGTCTTATATCCACTTCCAGGGGAAAGCATTGTAAAACTATCAATGATGCAACTAACTTCAACTGGTTCGTTTGCTTTGTAACCAGAACCAGGACTAGTTACTCGAATTTCTGATAATCTTCCCTTATCATCTAGTAGAGCAATAGCGTTAGCACCACTCCCCTCTCCACTGATAATCACAGTAGGAGGTTCAATGAATGGATCTCCTGGTTCATCAACAGGAACTTCGATAATTCCACCATCTCTATCTGTGATTACTGGTTTAGTTGTTGGTCTCTTTGCTTCTCTAAACTGTTTATCATCACCGTCAGGGAATTTATTGTCCAGCACATCATTTAATTCTTCACTTGACAGATCCTGTTCCTCTCCTTCAATTACAACAGATACAGATTCCCCTGTTCCATCAATAACAAAAGTCAATACCTCGTCACCTTCAACTACACCATCATCTTCTATGCCAACAATAACTCTTGCTTTATCTTCTTCGATAACAAAAGTACCCTGTAGATTACCACCCACAATATCAGATCCAGTAATATTATTACCAATTAATCTATAGTTAAATCCTGTACCACTTGGAATATTTTCCGAAGTAATAGTATATGTGACAAATTGCCCTTCTCTTACAGAAGTTTTATCAGCAACTACTCTGATTGATGGATCTAAATTTTCCACCTCTTCAGTCAAACCATTATTGTTAGTAAGATCCTGTACTACATCGTCTGGTAGTTCACTCAATATTACATCTGGTACATTAACTCCACCACCAATTCCACCACCATCTGTAGGCGGAAGGTCAGTATCGTCTCCAGTTTTAACTGTAGATTCAAAAATTACAACCCTTGCAAAGGATTTATTAAATGTTACAGCTGCAATATCTCTAGGGGGAGTTGCTCTTTTGATAGCAACAAAGAAATCTTCTGGACCCTCTCTTTCACTATCATTGAATGTTTGAATCTCGATGTATTTTACTGTCTCTCCAGGAGAAAATCCTAAAATACCATCAGATTTTTGGAAGTCTAGGTAATTAGCACTTCCAGTTATAGTTCTAAAGGTTACACTTGAGGAAATATCAGTGAGACCAGTTCTAGATACAGCAATCTTAGCAACCTCACCTTCAGTTACACTAAGATCTTGAATGTCATAATTAATAACATTTGGGGTTGGTTGTGTGCCACCAATAATAGTAACTTCAGTATCCTCTAACTTGACACCTTCATATGCTTCTTCACAAGTATATGTTGCCCAGTCAGCACCTGCACCTTCCCACGGATCTTCTAGATCTTTTAGTAACTTGTCTAGGAAGTTTTCTTTCTTGTCTGTCTTACACTTGGTAGATACAGTTGTTGTCTGCTTACATCCTTTACCAGGACCATCACAAGAAATACCAAGAAGATCTAGAACAAAATTAATTGCTTCACCAATTATGTTGAGTGGAGCAGCAATTGCACCTAAGATATCTTGTAAAGGACCCAGAACACTAGCAAGCAACTCTTCCATGAGTGCTCTAATTTTATTGAGTATACCTTGAACTAGTTTATCTACCTGACATGCTGCTGCTTTGTAGATTGAAAATAGATAGTTGAATAGTAATTCTTCTAAGAACTCTTGTAGTCTAAGACCCAAGTCTTTCATACTACATCCAAGATTCTTCAACATTTCATTGAAGAATTTAGTTACTGGTGTTAGAGCATTTCCATTTTCATCTGGTCTCAAGATTGCTTTGATCAAGTCATCGATCACCATCTTGATCTTTTCAACTACATAACCCTTCACCTTAGCGATGAAGGTTTCCATGATACGAATTGCTTTATTGATATTTCTTCTTCCAATATCAATTGTATCGTAAATGTCACCAGTCCACTGACCAACCAGATATGTACCAACTTTACCGTTACTTTGCTGAACATCCCTGAGCATTTCACTCAGTAATCTGGTAAATGTTCCTTGAAGATTACTCTCCTCACCACAATTAGTCACGACAGCAACACTGAAATTGATGCCTGCTCTGTTTGTTTCAGAAGTTTCTGCTCTCTTTGCAGCAGATAAATTTGTAATTAATGCTGGTTTTGGAGCGTCTTCATCAATATCATCATTCTTTCCCCCAGACAAAGGGACTCCTGCTTCTACTGAAGAAAAATCTCCTTCATCAACAGGTTGATCACTTTGTCTAACTTCTGGATCAAGAAATGTAGTAAAATTTTTACATCCCTCACCAGGATTAGGATCTCCTACAATTTCAGGTGCTGCATTTGCTACCTGACCAATCGATCCCATGATTACTGGTTGCTGTTGCTCTCTATCTAAAAAGAAACCAACAACCCAATCTCCAGGTTCTAGTCTTGGTGATTTAGATCTAGTTGCACCAGCAGCATAAGGATCCGTCACAGGCATCATAGTGATTGCCCATGGCAGATCCGCAGTTGCTACTGCTGTACAAGACTTAGGATGATGCCCTACGATTCTGACTTTATATCTGCCAGAACGCTTTGGATCTTTTTCTCCATCATTCCGATATGTAGGCGTCTCAACTTGACCGATCCACCAGGCAAAACCATCGGAACCGATCTGATGCATCGGAAATAATGAAGATAGGGCATCCATAATTAGTTATCGTGAATTTTACACTCAGGTGCTCCAGGTTCTACTTCACAATAGAGTTCAAGAGGAGAGGGATCATGGTGATCGCCTGCTTCAATTTCATCTTTGTGATTTTCTGCGTAGATTTCTAGTTCATGTAGCTCTTCTTCGACATGACGACGCTTCTGTGGAGAAGTCATCGGATTGTCTAGAATTTCTTTATCGGCTTTGATGTGTTGTTCGATGCTGTCCATAGTCCTCCTACTTTACATTCGATTCTTCGTAACCAATGGAGTCTCTAATTAACTCCAATACAGTATCGCACTCCTTGGTACGATTGTCAAAGATATTTGTGATTTTCCTGATAAGATAGATGCCACTGTGTTCTGGGTCAAAGGACCCTGCATTTTCCTTTTCTGCATGAGGAATTTGGTTTGGAATCTTGACCTCTATCTTATTTCCAACTCGAAGATCCAGATTACCAGTCACTGAGATTGTTAATTGCTGATTGAACAAGATGCCTGCTCTAGCAATCGATTGAAGTAAGTATTGTTTCTGATAATCTGTGAAATCTCCAGGTTTTTCACTGTCTTCGTTAGAAGCAATGTCTGTACCGTTATACCAGTTTTCGTGATTTACTACAGTGGATAAAATACGTGTGGGGTATTGGGAGAGTGTTACTTGCCCCTGTGGTAGCTTTTTTTGAGCACCTAGATGAGCCATGTTGTCCCACATGTCACTTAATTTGTAAACATATTCCTCGTATTTGCCAGTATTTATGTTGAAAAAGCAGCATAATGACGAATATGCACCTTGTCTTAGCTTCTTGAGTAGATCAATTTCATTTTTAAACTCAACTTCCATGATCTTTCTATCATTCTGTGCATCAGTAGCATCCACATTTGCTGCCTGATATGTGTAAGATGCTACAGGTCCAGATCCATTGAACTTATCTGTAGATGTAGAAACTAAAGAGTCAATACTTTTGAAATGAAATCCATCAAAGTCCTGATAAAAAATAAATCCAGCAGTTCCTTTCGCTTGAGATACATTTCCTGGGGAATCAGAACTTACTGTTGATGCTCCACTTGAAACTTCTGCCTTTGTTTTAGTCTTTGGTTCAGCACCAGCTGATATAGTTTTTGCTTGTAGATCTCTGATGATAGAGAATGGACTCTTAGAAGCAGGAATAATCTTCATAGAGTTGACACTCTCTTGCAATTTCATCTGAGCATCAGATACTTTAAAATACTCCCTCAACAATTTTCCTACAATAGTGGTAGGAGTTCCTTCCAGAACACGATTGACAAAAATACCTTCGTTTGCTAGTAGAGCAGCAGATACTAGACCTAGTGTATAACTTCTACTTCTTTCTTTTTCAATTCTATTACCTACTTTCCAAACACGAAACTCATACTCACGATCATCTCCTTTGTAGTCAGTTAACTCAACAGTAACTTTCTCAAAACCTTGAATAGGCATTGTTCCAGGTAAGTTCTGACCTCTCTCATTAAGCACCAGAGTTGCTTTGTATCCAATGTCAAACAGATCCTCATAATATTGAAATGAGATGACTGTATTTTCAGATACCCCTGCTTTGTAGATTATTGAATATGGTTCGCCAGATTCTTCACCGACTCTCCAGATTTTGATTGTTTTAAAACTGAATTCTCTTGCTTTCATAATCAATCAAAGAAGATGGGAGATGTATAACCTTTGGTGTATGTATCGGTGCCAGCATTTCCTACAGAATTAATAGCAGACACAGAAGTTTCTGGTTGTGGTCTACCATCATTACCACTAAGATTATTTAGAACCACTGGTGTCATTTGATTCTGCCTTCTAAGAGTCTGTGCCTCTGAAGAGGATACATTTAACATCGCTCCAGTGTTATTCTGTGGTCCATGCACAGATTCATACATAATTCTTCTCTGTTCTGCAGACAGTTTTGGATTATTATACATTGCATTAGGTCCAGTCACCTGATCATATGTTGATATTGGTTGTGGATTAATCAGATCATTAATTATCATGTCTGCCAACATAATAAATGGATGTGAGATTTTTGGAGGCATTTTTGGTGGAACTTTAACTCCACCAGTTCTAATCTGAGTTCTAAGTAGATTTGCCCTAGAACTATTTGGATATGCATTATTTTGCAATCTTGTAGCAAGATCTCTACCTTTATTAAAAGTTGCAGGATTTACTTTTGCCTGAGGTTCTATGAAGTTAATACGAGGTGCTCCACCAGGAACAATGGTATTCACAACACCACCAGGCAACTGACTACCACCAAGAGATCCCATGCCACCTGCATATCTACTAGCACCAGCGAAAGTAGGTGCAGAATATGCACCCCTACCAAGGATCTGTGGTTTACTAGATGGTATATAACTTTCACCTCTCATCATAGCATTGAATCCTTGTGAATTCATACCAGTAAATCCAGCACGAACATTTCTAGTTCCTCTTGCTAATCCAGTAGGTTTTCTATTGAATATGTCGAAGAGTCCTCCACCAGGCTTACCTGACTTAGCATATCCACCACCTCCAGGTGAGCGGTATCCTCCACCACCTCCAGGATCTTCAGGTTCTTCTTCATCATCAAATGGATTTAAAATCTCGAAGATTTTAGTTACAAAGTCCCCAGCACCACCAAAGAAGTTGACAATTCTATCAAACATACTCATTCCTGGTGGATTTTCTGTTTGATTAAGTTCAGAATTATTTTTGGTGTTGACACTCTTCAGAAGGTTGTTTGACACCAGATTGTTAATACCAAAAGTCTCAGCAATCGGTTGGGTAATTTGTTGAATTGCTCCGCCCATTCCCATGACAGATGGCATACCACTTGCTGCACGACCCATCATTGCGATGGTTGTCAAACCAGCAACTTTAGCTGGCATCTCCATCACCTTAATTAAATCTTCAGTGGTGGCATCATTCTTCTGAGTTTTCTTTGTGGTAGGCGACACCATTGGTTTCCCTTGAGGAACCATTGGCATAGTAGGAGTTATATTATTAACACCTGTCTCATACTGAGGTTTTGGTCTGGTCTGACCATCAACAGCACTAGGTTCCCCTTGAGTATAGTTATTATCAAGTGGGACAACCATCTCATTGCCATGCAGCATGACAGGATAACCGCTGTCAGGACCACTAAAGATACCACCAGTCTCTGCCTGTGGTATATCATCAAGTGGTTCATCCACAGGGTCGTTCATGAGGTTGTCACGCATCCTCTGCAGATCTTCTACCTCATTTCGAGCTGCAACAACTTTAGTATTGTCATCTAACCCAACAAATTCATCAGTATCAGCAAGATCATCAACATCAGAAACCTGCTGCATCACTACATCAGTTTCCTTATCATCTTCAATCTTCTTATCTAATTGAAGTTGTTGATTTAAGATTTTTGCAATATCATCTAACTTATCTGATATTGTATCCGTACTGACAGATAGTCCTTTAGCGACAGCAAGTGACGAATCTTTTGCACTTGCTATTTCAGTCTGTACTTCTGTCTGCCTCTCTCCAATAGTTGAGATAGATTTGTTGATACTCTCAGCTATCTTGACAAGCAACGATCCAAGTTTCTTATCAGTTGTAGGAACTGGTCGCTGTACAGTATCCTGATATGTTGTAGATGGTCTAACCAGAGGATCCTTTGGTTTTACCTTTTCTCTATACTTTTGCTCTAGTGGATTTGCTAATTGTTGATACTCAGGTAGAACTCTACTTGCCAGAGGTGTCCCAATCAAAGGATCGTCTGACTTCTGACCTCTTGCTAAGTAATCTGGATAATTAAACCTGTCACCGAATTTCTTTTCTCTAAGAAACCCAGGTGTCATTCTATACTTCAGTGCTTCACCAAAAAACTCACCTCGCTTGAGTTCTGGATCTATACCATACTTCTCTGCTTCTTTCTCAGCAACTTCCCTCTCACCTTTCGCATCTTCACGAGCGTTGGCAAGAACTTGATATAGCTTAGTAGCTACTGTGGTGGTAAGATCACCGCTATATGTGTATGAGTATGATGCCATATTATGCGCTTAGTCTTGCCATGTGGAATGCTAGTGGATTGAATCCAGATGATTTTGAACTTTCGATTTGAAGTTCCTGAATTTCACTAGATTTGCTCTCTATAACATTATTTAATACAATTGTCTGTATAAGTACATCAGACTCATCTTCCTGAGACAAAGAAGCAACACTTTTTTGCATTATCTCATTATTTGCTGAGAAATTAGAAGAATCGGAAGCAGAAGACCTTAAATTTTTTGGTAGTGGCGTACCATCAAATATGTTATAAAATTCTCCGTCTTCTCCTTTCTCAAACAATCCACCAAATGGTTTATTCTTTGTAGCAGGTTCGCTAGAATCAGTAGCACCAGAGAACATTTTATTGTAATTTGCAGTAGAACTAAGTCTCCCGTCAAGGTGTTGATAATTTGGATTTGGCGCTTCATACCAATTCATCCAATTTTTTGCTAATACTGCAGGATCTTTAGAGGAATTTTTCCAAGCATTTAAATCATATGTATATCCATATGGCAGCATAGGTTGACCTTTAGCATTTGTTGGAATATTAGTAAACTCATGCATCATCCAATCAACCTGTCCTTCGATATCATCAATCAATTTACTTGGATCTCTTCCAGTAGATTCGTACCATTTTAATGCTAAGTCCCAACGCCCTGGTGTTTCCCATTGAGCTAGACCACGACCAGGACCACCATCAAGTTGATACATTCTAGTGTATCCCATGGTCTCAATGTCAAAGTTTGCCATGATAGCAGCGATTTGCGCTTGTGAGAAACCTTTACTCTTGAGAGCGTTATATGTGCGTCTTTCTACATTATTTCTAAATGGAATTTTTGGACCGCCACCAGCATTTTTCTTAGGTCTGATTAAATTACGAATACCACCGCCACCACCGTCGTCATCATCATTAACTGGGTTGGTTGAATCTCCTGCTCCACGCAAACTCTTTGCAAAATCAAGCAATACTCTATTACTCGCCTTAAATCCAACACCATTGACATGAAGTGAGATATGTGGATATGCAGGTCCACCATATACACCAGAATCTGTGTTTCCAGACGCTCCTTGGTATCCTAGTAATGTTCCAGCTGGAATTACATCACCATCTTTATTACCTTTATATGGTAAACTTTTAAAGTGTCCTAGTAATACTTCATACTCCTTACCATTTTCTTCAAAGAAGTACGCTCCATAATAACCAAATCCCTGTCCTTTCTGCGACTCTACAACATTTGGATTACCTTGAAGACCAACGGCAGGCATTCCATCAGTACCAATTTCCTTGTAGACTAGATCTCTTGGTGCATAGATTGGAGTTCCAATTCCACCAGCAAGAGTCATATTCAGTCCAGTGTCTTGCCCATCAAGATCTCCTGTAGCTCCAATCTTGAAAACAGTATCAAATGCTTCGGCATCGTTTCCTGATGCTGGAGTATTTGGTCCTGGTTGTTGACTACTAGTAGTTACAGGTGCTGCTTTATTGGGTTTTGCATCAGGAGGTGGTGGAGAATACTTAATACCTCTATTGACAATGAAATTCCTTTCAGCATTTCTGTCTGTTAGTCTACGAGTAAGTGTACTTGATGTTTTAGTAGGTGCAGTTTTCTTTAAATCTGATGTATATGTGACATTTTCAATTTTGAACGGCAATTTAGTAATTTCACCAAATACTTCTCTGTCTACACCAGCATCTTTTGCCAGTTTTAGTGATGTAGATGCAATCTGAGAACCAACTTGTTCAATATGAGAAACAGTCAATTTAGATTTTGGATCAACTAACTCAACTCTTTCCTTTCCGTGTAATATTGCTTCACCAGGGTTGGTGAGCATTGAGGTTCCTGTCTCGTATCCTTCTGGTAATGTGTCAAGTGGGTCATAACCCATGTCTCTGGCAATATCAGCTGCAGTGAATCCCCAACCAAGAATAGGTATTGCGGATCCAAGACTCATCAAACCACCAACAGGGTCACCACCAGCAAATCTAGCAGCAGCTTCACCAACACCAATAATTGTTCCAAGACCAGGAACAAATTTACCTGCTTTACCAAAAAGTTTAGTACCTAACTTTCCACTTTTACTTAAAAACCTTTTAGCAGCAACTCTGGATCCATAGACATTTTTATTAATTAATTTACCTAAAGGACCACCCCTTCTAGCAAGAGTTTTTCTAAATGCTCTAGAGCGAGACCTAATTCCCTTTCTAGCTGCTCCAACCAACCCAGCTCCTTTATCTCTAACTCTGGCAACTTTTGCTCTAGCATTTTGCACGCCACGCTGTAGTTTAGCACCAATACTTCTATCCATATCAGAGAGTTCAGTCATCAACTCTGATTTCATCAGGATAGCGTCAAGAGGATCAATTTCCTTATTTCTGATCATCTTAAACAAAAGATCATCTTGATCTTTTATGAATTTTCTGGTGTTAAGTCCAGCATCCTTTGCGTATGTACGCATACCACGAGTGGCATAGTAGTCAGCATTTGCTACAATTTTTTTATACTGCCTCTCGCCGCTATTAAATAAATTTCTTAATTTTTTTCTGGTGAAGGTTTCCCACTTTCTTCTAAATTTAGCTCCTCCCTTTCCTAGAGCATACCTAGCAATCTTACCACCTATCAAACGAAACTGAGATGCGACAGGTTTGCGACCCGCCTTGACATATTTTTTACTTCCAGTAAGGGTCTCTCCACGAGCGACCTTTTTCATCATCGACCTAGTTTCTGACAAATCTTCTTTTAATTTGTCAAGGGCATACTTCTGTCTGAATAATTCAGCTATGCCATCTAATTTTTCTGCTACAGCATTATTATGGTCAACTATGTGTTGAACAGTTTGAATATTAGACGATCGTAGATCAGAAACCTGCTCTGCAGTGCTATCTACCTTTCCCTCTAACTTAGTTAACTCTAGACTAATGCCACCACCAAACATTTTGGTGACAAATTCAGCCATATCAGAATTTTTGACAGGAATCGAATCAGGATCATCCCTGTCAAGTTCCTTTTTTAGCTCTTCTTGCTCCTTGCGCTTCTCGTCGCGGTTTTTTTCAACTTTATTTTTGACAGCATCAAATAACTTACTAGCAATAGTGGTAGTAAGGTCCCCAGAATATGTTGTTGTATATCCCGCCATTATTTCTGCTGGTTCTTTTGCTTGACTTCTTCAAGATACTGCATGAGGAACGCTACATAGACTTCACGCTCCCACGGTATCCAATTTTCAATCTCAGTCAAGCTATATTTATGGTACTGCATCAAGGCAAAATTAACTCTGTAGTACCCCTCCAGATTGTTTTGGAAGAGTGCTATGCGAAAAAACTCTGCAAACCCTCAAGCACATACTCAGACTCCACACCAGTTTTGGGATTTACCACTGTAAAGGAATGTCTAAGTTTGGGTGATGTTTGATAAAATTCCTGAATTTTCTCAAATTGATTAGTAGTAAGACTATCAATAAATTCGCGGAATTCTTTCTTTGTAGTAGTTGTACTATCAAAAACCTCTTCACCCTGGTAGATTTGATCAATACTTTCAGAAATTAATACAAATACTTCGTCAGTATCGAGATCTTTACTCAAAAAGTCCAATTCGATGAATCTCTTCATGCTAGGATAATTCATCACAACGCCAAATTCTTCATCAAACTCAATTTTGGGTGAATGACCCTCTGGTTTGAATACTTTAATATCACCAATTGGAATTTTTACATCAACTTTCGTTTCATTGTCATCTTGACAAGTTACGGTCAAAGTGATGCTCTCTCCAATAGAAGCAGCACGGATATTAAGGAAAATGTATTCCAGGTCAAAAATAGGCAGTTGATCTACCTTAATTCTACTCAAAACGCAATTTTTGATAAGATCCTTAACTGCGTTAGTAATTTGCTTTTCGTCTTCAGACTCAAGTGCAAGCAAAAGCACTTTTTCCTCTTTTACCAAAAACGGGCGATATTTTAAAGTTTTACCCGTAGATGGCAATTCAAGTTCATATGTTGGATACCCAACCTTAGGCAAAGCCATGATAATAACCTCAGATCGTATATTTATTTAGATC